ATGCGCCCCACTGAATCAAACATCCCCCTCATCCTAGCCCTAGCCGCGCTCTTTGCGGTCGGGGTGGCGGTGTGGGAGGCTTGGGGTTAGAGGTAGATTACCTCGTGCCCGAGGGCTTCGGACAACGCTAGTTCTGCCTTCGCCCCCTTGGAGTTCTCCCAGCCGGGAAGCATGGCAATAGCATCAGCATGAGCGCATATCCACGCTACATCAATGGCGAAGCACTCACGAATGCCGGCATTAAGGGGACTGCTTTCTGCGGGGTTGAACACGAAATACCCGGTCGCGCGAAGCTGCTCAGCAGCCGCATTGAATGCGGGATAGTTCAGGTCGTCGTGACCTCGCATAGGGCCGCTCAGGTAGACGTTCATTGCTGGGCCACCTCGCCGGCACATGAGGCATAGCCCGCCATGTCCACGTAATCATCCAAGTTGAGGTCGCCCGACTGCGTGCGTGCAACCTTCATGAGAACCATCATGATACCCACGTCGTGGGCCGATAGGTCTGCACCGGGTTCCTTGCGGGTATGAAGCCATGCGTTCCACATGGTGGCGATGCGGTCGAAGTTGTCCCTCTTGGCCCCGTGTTGGCGGTCCCTATCTCCGCCGACAAGCTCTGCCGCTCTGGATGCTATATCGGTAGCTCGCATGACAGTGTGGTCTTCAAGCGGGCCGAACGTCTCTGTTGCAATATCGCTCACTTATAGCGCTCCTGAAGGTCGAGCATTGAAAGGAAATTGGAGCCCTCAACACGACCGCCACTCAGGCGAAGCTCAGCCACTCCATAGGAGTATCCGGTGGTCGCCCCATCTGCATATTTGGGGATATAGCCATAGGGCATCGCAGACCCCACGTTGGTGACGGTGATGGAGTTGTTGATGCCTATCTTCGGCACCGTGACGTGGTTCCACCGGTGGGTATGGCCAAAAACGATGGAGTGCGTACTCTGGTTGCCGATGTTCTGCTCCGGGTAGCGGCCTCCGATGGGCTTGCCCATGATGCTGATAGGCACGTGGGTGAAGCCTACACCCTCCATGAACAGCCAGTGCCGGTACGGCGTCACGCGCCATCGATAGCGGGCGAAGAACTGATCAAGCTGGAGTGTCAATGTGCCCTTGAGGTTCGGTGCGGCTTCCTCCAAACGCCAGACGCGGAACTCGTGATTGCCCAGCACCACGTCATGCGGGATTTCACCGATGCCAACCTCTCGATGATACTCATCAAGCGATTCCTCGCCAGATTCGATGTCCTCCTGAAATGCCGGGCGCTGCTGCTGGCTCGCTGATCCTGGTGCGCTGTGGAACTCACAGCTCTCCATGTCGAAGAAATCGCCAATCTGGATAACGTTGTCCGGGCGCGTTTCTGCCACATAGCGCCCTATCCAGCGCATGGGTTCTATCTCCATGCCGGGCCTGCGATGCATATCACCTATGACGACGACGCGCCGGGACGGTAAGTCTCTGGCGGCCATTGGATTATATGCTCGCACCCGGACGCGGGGCTTACTGCTTCCGAGGTCGCCGATATCCGGGGCGTATGCGTCTTGGGCGGGCCCGTGATTACGGGCATCCAACCCGCATTGTATCCAGCGTTGGGCCTTCTTCCATTCGATACCAAGAGCTTCGGCAACGTCTGAATAGCGCGGTCTCCCAAGGCTGTCCCAAATCTCAAGGGCACGCACAACACGCGGATCGTCCGCGCGGAGCCGGGGTGTGGGCATTCGCCTATCCTTTGATGAATGGAAGGAATTTGGCGGCTGTGCCGGCAGCGAAGCCGCCGACCGATGCCATGGCGATGATGGCCCACCGGGCCCCACGGGCCTGCATGAGGAAGCCATGCATCTCGTCAACCTTGGAGGACATCTTCAAGAGGTCGTCGCTCAAGTTGGAGACGTGGACCTCAAGGCGGGCAATTCTCTCGCGCTCGTCGGCGGTCATCAGCGCCTCCTCTCGAAAGGACGCGTCAGGAAGTAGGCGCCGAACACAATCATCTGGAGTTGCCAAAACTCCGGTGAGAGCGCGTCAGTTGTTCCCCACCCGAGAACCTTGTCCCACACGACGATTTTTGCGTCATAGATCACGAACGGAGCCGCAAATGCCGGCCTTATCCAGCGTGTCATCCATGAGCCCTGCTCGGCTGCGAGGACGGCCTGACGAGCTTGAAGTTGGGTAATGAGTTTGTCGGCCTCGATGCGCTCGGAATCGTTCTGTGCGCGCAACCGTGCTTCGTAAGCGCGGTTAAGCTCTCGGCCTATGGCGGCAATACCACCGCCAGTCAGCCAAGATAGGATGGCGCCGAACATCAGTAGCGCTCACCCACTGGCGTCGTCGTGATCTTGCGTAGCCACATGTTGGCGAGCACAACGAAGAGGGCATAGTACGGAACCCAAACGTCCGGCAGGACGTCGCGGAATTCCGTCAGTTCCATAATGGGCAAAATCGCCATGAGCGCATTCGCAATAAGCGTGCGCCAGCCTTTCAACTTCGCTAGCATCAGAATAACCTTTCGATGAGTGCAGTGATCTTGTCCCAGAACAGCGCGAGAGACGTGCCGATGACGGCGACAAGGGCGACGATGCCGCTCTTTCCGCCAGACTTGCCCGTTGGCGGCGTTTCGGGTTCCGGGGTGTCCGGGAGCGGCGGAAGGGGCTCGCGCGTGCTGGCGGGTGCTTTCTGTGCTGAATGGCCGGCGGCCGTCAGGGCAGAGTGGAAAGCACGGTGATATTTGGCGATATCGCCGTCCGTTCCATCCTTGCCGTTGACGATCCGGCGTGGGTGGTGGGCCGGAGGTGCCGATAGATCTTCCGGGAAGGCATAATCGGAAAGCTTGCGACCGGTGTAGAGGCCCTCGGCCATGCCGATCACAGCGCTATCCGCACCCGTGCGCGGCTTCAGAAGCTCCTCAGGATACCTGATTAGATCCACGCCAAGCCGCGTACCCATCTTGAGATAGTTCTTGTAGTGGGTTGTCTGGATTGGGCCACGGCCAAACCACCCTTCGCGCCAATAGGGCGTCTTGACCCAAGATAGCTGACCGGCCTTCCATGCCCTTTCCAGCCGGGCGATAACCGTGGCGTCGGACGGGCTCTTGTCCTTGTGCGAGGCGTAGACCGTTTCCTTGATGGGAAGCATATAGCCGCCCGTCTCGTGGTAGACCTGTGCTAGGATGTTGGCGACGTAGTGCGGGTCGGTGACACGGTTGCGGGTGCAGGAATCCAGAATAGCCTCCGTACCCCGCACCTGTCCCTGCGATAGCGACGTGCCAAACACCCCGCTCTCACGACGCCGGAGCGCCGCGAAGAATTTCGCTCGATCCATAATGGTATCCTTGGGTTTTTGGATTAGGGCTTGCGATGCTTGTGCAGGAGCCACCACTCCAGTTCCGAGCCGCAATGATCGGGCTCGATGAGATGTGATGCCAGTTTGCAAAACACGCAATTAACGCCCCACCGGTAAGCAATTCGGGCGCACAATGTCTGCGGCCACTCCCCTCCCGTAAGCCAGTTTGCCATGCGGGAGAGATGCCCGAGAAACGTCATTCCAGCCTCACCCGAATAGCAGCTCGACCAGCAGAACAGACGGCACAAGCAACGCCACGCCCATCATCGCCATTACTCCGACAAAGCCGATGGCCACGTAGAGCCCAAGGCGGTAGAAGTCTTTCGCTTCCATCGTGTGGGCGTCCTTGATTTTTTGTGTGGGTGGTGGGATAGGGAATTTGCCTGCTAGATGGCAGTAAGACAGACGGTGCGACATAGGGGGTGACGAGCAAATATGTCGAACAGACCAACCAATGTATTTGTCCTTTGCGCAGGACGCTGCGGGTCAACCACATTCATAAAAGCATGTCGCCACATGACGAACTTCACGACTGCCCATGAAGGCAGAGCGCGCGCCTTCGGTCCCTATAAGTTCACCTACCCAGAACACCATATAGAGGCGGACAATCGCTTATCTTGGATGCTGGGTCGACTAGAAACGGCTTATGGAGACCGTGCTTTTTATGTCCACCTTACCCGCGATCTGGATGCTGTAGCCGAAAGCCATGCAAAACGCATGACCCCTGGTAGCAATAGCATCGCTCAAGCGTATAGACAGTCGATATTATCCCGTCACGAAGAAGAGGGGCCAAATCTAGCGATAGCGCGCGACATGCTTATAACCATTACGGAGAACATTCGCTATTTTCTCTCGAATAAAACGCACGTCATGCACATTAAACTTGAGTGTGCCGAGGAAGACTTTAGGGAATTTTGGCGTTGGGTTGGCGCAACAGGAGATATGGAAGCGGCTTTACTGGAGTGGCGGATAAGGCACAACGCTTCTTGATTTGGGAGGGGTTGCCTTTCTCTGCTTCTAAGTTCTGGAAAGCTCTCTCCTGGTCCATGCAGCCTCCAAGGCAAGCGCCTCTTCATAGCGCACGCCATAGCGCCACTCTCCGGTCTCGCGCTCAACTTCCACCTCAACGTCAACAGTCTCCACCACCGGCACCGAGCTAAGAAGTGGAACTTTTCGGTAGACCCGGTGATCAGGCGTCGACGCTTCTACGTCCAGTTCATCATGCATTACTGGTACGCCGCTCTCGTCCACAACGGGCAACGTGCGTTCCTTCGGACGCCTCACGGTCTTTTTAGTGCGGCGTTGCACGATGCGATCATCGACCACCTCTTCGACAAGGCCGTCGATTTCGACTTCTTCGAAGACGTGCTGTTCTTCTTGGCGGATTTCGATTGCCGTTTCTATGACTGGATCACGACACAGTAGGCCAATCTCAAAGGCATCGAGGCCACGCGCAGCAAAGGCGCGCTCTATCTGCTGTGCGACCAGCCCAACGTGCCAACGGGCAGTTTCTCCCTTTTCCTCAACGGCATGTTTCCACTTATACCGAGACCACCGCACATCACCCCATGCGTCGAGCCATTCGTCAGGTACGGCCTCGATGTCCTGCTTCTCTCGCTCGTCAGACGTGTTGATCGTCGCATTACCCGCGAACACCTCGGACCAGCGGAAAGAAGCGGAGCCTAGAGTCCTGACGTTGTCCTGCGTAGGGCGGACGACGCCTCCGAATACATTGTCGATGGCGTTGTAGGTCAGGGTTCCCATTCCAAGAGTAGCCGACCCGCCCGACGCCAAGATACGTGTGTCGTAGGCACTATTGTTGCCCGAGGTGTGAAACGCGATGTAGCGCCCCGAGCCTGTGGCGGTGGTAGGCGTGCCCGCCTCAACGTCCCCTGTACCCTTGAGCAACCATCTACGGTCATTGCTGGTGTCTTCTACATATAGAGCGGTCCCTCCAAAATTGGAGCGAAGACGAATGCCCTCTTTCAGCGCACTGGTGGTCTTGTAGTAATAGCCAACGTCCTGGCTGTCTGCCACATAGCCGTAGTGCCACCATCCGCGCGCCACGAACGCCGCTTGAGACTTGAAGTGATCCGCCGTCCCCTCAGCAACAGACGCCGCCAGATAGCCCCACACGCGGTTCGTGGCGTCATCAACCGTAGAGGTACTTGCCCCCTTCAGGTTCCTGTTGCTTATCTCTGCGCCTATCGCCTGGGTGGAAACACCCGCTAGAGACAGGTTGGTGACAAAGTTTGCGCCCCAAATCTTATTGACCGCGCCGACCAGCAGCCCTGTTCCGTTGGCCGGGGTCTGGATGCCAGCCGCGCTGTTAAGCGCCTCGTACCAACCATCCTTGACGGTGAGGACCGTCGAAGTCCAGCTTTCGAGGACGCCGATATATTTAGGGGAGTGCTTTGTTTCGATAACCGTCCCTTTGCGGAGACGAAGCAATTCATCCGCACTTAGCGCGGCGATTGTGGCTGTGGTCGACGTGTAGTTGGCTGTGGATTTGTCCGCGATAGCCGCCTGTGAATACGCTGCCCCTATCAGAGCTACCCCGTCCCGTTGCGCGTAATCAGCCAAGGCGGCCGGGGAGGCAACGCCGGTTATGGGGCTGGGTTTATCCGAATAGCCTCCGCCAAAGGTGACAGTGAAGCCGGCTGCATCATCCAAAATCCCGTATGGGTAGCCGTGAGTTACATGGACCCCCGGTCGCATCGTCCTGCCATTAAGGAAATCAGAAATGGTGCCCGCAAACCTTGCCCCATTATCCAAAATCCAAGTGACGTTCTTGTTGTTGACATCGACCAAGCTCGTCAGATTATAGTCACCTGCAGGAACCCGAACGGCGCAAGTGTCGGCGCGCGGAACCGTACTGGTATTGTTCGGTGGGCCCAGCGTATCGAATGCGACGGCCGCTTGCGCTGCGGCGGAAAATGCTGCCGTATCGTCTGTAACACCATCGCCAACAGCACCGAAGTCTTTGACGCTCGGGATTTCCTCAATCTTCGACCGGAGCGTTCTGGCCACGCCGCCCGTGTAGGATGGCGTGAATTGGTCAAGAACATTAATTGCGGCGTCATCGGTCGCCGCACCCAGCAGCGCAAGGCCGGTGGTGCCTAGTGTGGTGGTCCCGGAGGAAAGGGTGGTGAGGTTGGCATCGTACGCCTGTACGTCCGTGCCAATTGTCAGTCCAAGACTGGCCCGCGCCGTCGCGCCGCTCTCCGCAACCCAGTTTGTGCCATTCCCGACGATGATGTTGCTATCGGTTTTGGCGAGCCCAGAGATGTCGTCCAGTGCGGCATTCCATGCCTGCACATCTGTACCGATCTCCAGGCCGAGATTGGTGCGTGCACCCGCTGCCGTTGATGCATTTGTGCCGCCCTGCGCAATGGCAAAGATGCCGTCGCCGTTTGGATCATAAATGCTCTTGAGCATCTCATCGTCGCCAATGGTGCCGGTGGCATCGCCCGCAGTATCAACGGAATCGACAACCAGAATGTAGGGGTCGAAGGCGGCCGCGATTGGAGAGACGAAAATCAGATCGTTGACACGGACGCCGTACTCCCCGGCCCCGGCGAAATAGCCGGTCGCGGTGACGGTGGCCTGGCCATCGTCGGTGCGATAGCTGATAAACCGCATGCCCTCACCGCCAATGGGCTGGACGATGACGCCGAGGGTCGCCTGAGTGAATGCCATGTGCTTATCCCAATAAAAAAGCCGCCCTGCGGAGGCGGCTTGAAAGGCTTCGATTGTCTGGTGTTACTAAGAGAGTTTCGCTTGCCGGCGCAGGATCGCGGCCGTCATGCACTCCAGTTGTTCTTGTTCGCGCTGCTCTTCAGATTCGGCGTGGGCTGCTGCGCGGCTCCCGTCCTCATCTCGCGCGGCTTCTTCGCGGCGGCGCAATTCCTCGCGCCAAGCCGCTTCGATCCTCTGTTGTTGCAGACGCTTGAGGGCGAGGCGCTTTTCTTCGTCAGTCCTTGCCCTGGCCTGCGCCGCGAGCGAACGCCGCACAGCCCGCTTTAGGGCGTGCAAGGTAATCATGGCTCATGTGTCTTGGGTTAGCGAAATAGAGGTTGTGCCGATGGTGATCGGGTTGGACGCCGACACCCACCAGACCGTTGCGGCGAGGGTAGAGCCATCCGTCACAAAGACGCGTGTGCCACGCACCACATCGTTGTTATTGGCGAAGTCCTTGGCTCTACGCCAAACTCCGGTGTCTGCCACATAGATGCCATTCTCGCTTGCCGTAGTCTGGTTCTTCACCAGCACCCGGTCATCCGCAACGACCGCAACGCCGTCGATGGTCTGTTCGCCGGATAGCGTGATGTTCGCTGTGGTGGCGACACGGCACGGGCCCTTGATGGCGGCGGATGAAGACAGTCCGTCCGTGCGGTCGATGTTGATTGCCATGAGCTTCTCCATGCAAAAAGGCCGCCCATCTGGACGGCCTCGCAAGATGTGACTATATGTAACGAACCCGCCGAGCGTTGTGGCGCTGCGACGGGTTCTAACCAGCCAACCTGATAGGAGGTCGACATGGCTACCCGATATCTAATTCCCGTTAAGTTCCTCGGCAATGCGGCAATTCTGTCCGCCGCCGTTTTCCTTGCCTCGTGCGCCGCGCACCCGGATCGAATCAAGCCCGTGTCCTATGCCGACGCCACATGCACCGATGCAGACCGACAGCGCCTTGCCGATCTAATCCAGGTGCAGAAGGCAACCGCGAGAAACGATGCCGTTGGCGTGTTCCTTATCGGTCTTCCGATGGGGCGCATCGCAGGCGGCAACCATGCCCCGGAAATTGCACGCCTCAAGGGCGCATGCTCTTGACGCGGTGGTTGAAGTTCATGGGCGCGGCGGTGGGATGGTCTCTCATCTGCCGCGCCATTCTCGAACTCGCTCCCGTTCATCCAATCGCCGTGTTTTTCGTCTGGGTCGTCGGCTTTCTCTGGCTCACCGGATGGATAGCCGCAGGCCCGAAAGACGCTGACGATCTCGTCAAATACTGCCTCGCCACGCTGGCGCTCATAGCCCTTGGCGGCAGCGTCCTTTTCCTTCTGATCGCCCCATTCACCTGAATAGGCCGGGGAACGCCTCTCGCTCGACCGAGCTGCGCTGCCCGTATTCCTTGCGGCGCCGAGTCTCCTGGCGCTTGAGATAACCTGGGCTCACCGCGTCACGCATCGAATTGAGGAACAGATAATCCAGCGCCGGGCGGGTATAGAACAGATTCACGAACGGCGTGTTCTGAAGTCCGATAGACAGAGCGTCAGCCGCCGACGCATCTCCGTCCCTCGCTTTCATAAGGAATGTCATGCTGTCGAGTACGGAGCCGATGGATGGGCCGATTACCGTTTCCGCCAATCCCCCGCCAAACCGATTTGTTTGCGCGAACAGGAAATCGCCATAGATACCGAAGGCCCCACCCTGGAGGGCTGCGGCCTGCCACGTCTTGACATCGGTCGGATCGCGCGGAGGCCAGTATCCCCGGATAATATCCTTCATGGTCATAGACATGTAGCCCGCTATGGTCATGCCGGCGAGGAGGGCGCCGATATGCGCGGTCTTGTCCAGAATGGTGGCATCCTTGCGGTGGCCGAATAGCGCCCTGCCGACGATGCGGTTGGCGAAAGTGAAGGGAAACCCCTTGAACTGCCCGACGAAGCGGATGGCCTCACCCGCCGCAGTGCCGGGCCTGAGGCCCTGCGTCATAATCCTGCGCGTTGAGGCATCGACCTCCACCACGCCATAGCTCGTCTCGTCGGCAAAGAAGCGCAGAACCGACAATTCCAGATCGCGCCGGCCATCCTCAATAATCTGCGCCCGCTTGGCTTCAAATGCCTCATCGCTCTTGCTGGCCTTGCGTGCCGCCGCGATCCGGTCGGCAACCAGCGGCTCAATCGCAGCATCATCCAGTTCGCGGATACGATCCGGCGTTACGTATTCCTTTCCCTCAACCTCGCGGAACCGCGACTTGCGGATGGCGTCCCATTTTTTCGCATTGATCCCATGCAGGCCCAAGACATGCTTATAGTTTGCCGGAAGGCTGTCGAAGTCCGTTTTCGCCCGCATGCCCATCTCCGCAGAGATGACGCGCCCCGCCGTGGCCCTCTGCACGTCGGTCCACCAAGTCAGGCCATTCCATTTGAAGAACGACTCCTGAAGACGGGATAGCCTGCCTACGGGGCCATCGGTGGCGGCGGCCGGGGCAACGATATGGCCGATCAGACCGTCAAACCCCTCACCGATCATGTAGGAGATTTCCGCGAACTCGCCTTTCGGACGGCCCTTGCGCAGCCCATCCAGTTGTGCCGTGAGGCCACGGAAGAAGCTGGTGCCACGAAACATGGAGGCTACAGCCGGGGTGATCGTATCTGAAAGGGCCGTGATCGTCGCTCCGCCAAGCTTTGCCATGGACTGAACGGCACGGATATCGGAGCCAATCTTCGCGGCGGTGACGTTGACAGGACGAGAGATCATGCCTGTCGAGACATCAAGCGCTTGTTTGAGCTTTCCAGCCTCAGCATCAAGCCCCCGCATGCGCTTCTGCTTTTCAGCTGGGCTCAACTTCGGATCATCCTTGATCCGGCGTTTCATTCCATCGACCAGCGAACCGAACATGACTTCCGGGTTTGGCCCAAGCGCTTCCATATTGGCTGCAACCCGCGCGGCCCTCCTGAGATGCGAGATCATGCCCGACACGGTGTTGCCGTATCCGAACTCCTCACGATAGGCCAAGGCTGCATCGCCGTCCTTGAAATGCAGGACGCGGGACTTGCCGAGTGATCGTGCTAGATTGGCCGGGTTCACCCTCTGGCCTTTCTCCTTTGGTGTCGCCCTGTTCGGAAATCCGGTGACGAGCGTATCGTAGACATCGCCAAGAAGCTCCTTAACCTGGGCTTCATCGACGGCATCGGGGAATGTGCGGTCCATGTCGAGGCGCGGCAGGATAGCATCTGTCCATGCTTCCTTGCCGGCAGCGATCATCCTCACATCGTCATGGATCTGCGCCCCTGCCCAGCCGTCGAGCTTGCCTATCGAGGCCCCAAGCTTGTTCAGATCGGTGCGGCTCAACTCGGCATAGGAGGCGAACAGCTTGGCGACGTACTGCGCATCCTTGTTCTTGGTGATGCCCGGCGTACCACCCTCACGCAACTCTGACATCTCGCGCATGATATCCGCGTCCATCTTCGGATCGCGCAGCGTGTTGACCATGTACGGGCGGTTCTTCTGCAATTCAGCGAAGAGACCACCCAGATAGCGTGCCTCATAGGCGAGGTTCAAGGCGGCTACGGAATTGCGCCCACCCTCAACGCCGCGCTGTGTCCCCTCCAGAACGGCAAGGAGGGCCCTCTGTGGCGACAGCCCCGCCCTCATAAGCCCGTCGATGGCCTGGTCCATTCTGTCGCGCACAAGCACATTCATGGCGGCATGCCGGCGCTGCATCGCGGCGGCAATCTTGGTGCGCTCCGCTTCCCTCTCTGCAAAGGTGCGCAGCTTGTCGGCCATGCCGTCGAGATTGCCTTCGGCCTGAAGCTTCTGCTTATAGTCAAAAACGCGCTGGAACGCCTCGTTGACTTCTTCCTTGCTAAGCCTGTCGCCCGCTGCCTTGCTGGCGGCGTCGAAACAGCCGGGACCGATGTTGGGGCGGATTCTCATATCAGGCAGCTCACAGCAGCTTTGAGGGCTTTGCCCCAGGCATCGCCGTTTTCATATGTCGTCGTAGCATCTGCGAGGGCGGCCTCGTCATCCTCTGTCAGCCTGCCCTCTGTGCGCAATTGCTCGATCTCCGGTTCCTCAAAATAGGCGCCTGTCTCTGGATCGACGCGGTATTGTGCGGCCATCGCCTTGAAGTCGTCAGGTCTGGCTATGGCCTGTTCGGCTTGTGCGCGGCCCTCAGGAAGCGTTTCTGGTCTTGCCGGCGTCGTGTCCACCGCTGCGCGCGAACGAAGGCTACGGACCTTCTCAAGGCCAGATGCAAGGGCATCAACTTCACGGCGAACCCTGGCGAAGTCCTCTCGGGCAGCGGCGAGTGCAGTTCGCGCCCGCTTGGCCTGTTTCTCGGGGCCGATACGGGTCTCGCGGTCAACCCTCGCAACGGCGTCCGCGTCAAGGCTTTCGACAATCAGGTCTCGCTCTGCCTCAAGCACCTCACGGCGACGGGCTGCCGGCCCTGCCGCCAGTTCGTCCTCTATGGCGCGCAGGCGTTCTGCGGAGGCCTCATCGACAAGTGCGACAGCATCGGACTCGCGCCGCGCCGTCAGCCCCTCCTCAATCTCGGCTACCTTCTCCTGCGCCGCCGTGAACTTCTCTTCCGCCGCTCGATAGCGTTGCGCCAGTTCAGGCGACGTGGCAAGAACATCCTCCCGTACGGCGGCCTCGAACTCACGCACCGTTGCGGGGCGATTGTCAATGACGCGGCCCACGGCAGTCGAACCGAACAGGTCTTCACGATCAAGAGGCGCGAAGAGATCGGGTGATCTAGCCGGGTTGTTCTCCCGCATGATGCGCGCCAGCGGGTCGGTCGCATTCGGTGAGAGCCTGACCTCACCATCATTGATCAGCCCGCCGACCGCCTCGTTCAACGCAATGCGGGCTTCCTGCGTGTTGCGCAGTGTGGATAGCCGGGCCTCTATCTCCCTTTGCTGCGCCTCGAATCCACGCCGGCCGAGAAGACCAAAACCGGTGCCAAAGGCTCCACCAATCAAGGCGGCTGTGGCGATCTCCGTGACAAGGCGCTGCCACGAAACATCATCGCCAAAGGATTCGCGCGCCTCTCTGGTGGCAATGCCAAAGGCGGCAGTGTTCGCGGCGGCGTCAATGGCTGCCGTCGCGGCGGAACCTCGCACGAAACCAAAACGGGCTATGTTCGCGGCCCTGACGGATTGCCCGGCGATGGGCACGTAGTTGATGGGATCGACCGCCTGCCCGGCGAGATTGCCGAGAAACGACGTGATGGGCCTCTTCGACGCGAAATACTCCCGCACCCTTTGTGTGTCATACCAAGTCGCCAAGGCAGCGGCCCGGTCCTCCGTCATCGCCTCATCCCATGGGACTTCCTTACGGAAATAGGGGGACTGCTGGTAGGCATCCTGCGAAAGAGGGGTCTGGTCCTGGTTGATCTGGCCCTGAATGGCTCTCCGGCCAACCTCATAGGCTTGCAGAAGCGGATTGACGAATGGCAGGATGATGTTCTGCCTGCGCCGCTGATCATCGTTAACGACGCCTTCCGGTATCGCTGTATGCCTCAGGGCCGTGCCAAGACCGAAGCTTTCGACTATACCCCCCTTGGCCTGGTCCCAGAACGTCGCGCCAAGGTTCATTGGCTGATCCAGAGCGGCATCGAAAAGATCGATGCTGGTAGCCCCGCGATAAGCCGGCCCCTGGCGGAAGCTGTATAAGCTCATTGCGCGCCGCCCATGGTGCCGAATGACCTAGAACGCTCCTCAAGGAATTGACGCTCCCGTTCTTCCTCGTTCAGAAGCTCACGTACAGGGGTAGCATCAATTGCTTCCTGCGTAGTGAAAATGATCGGCTCCCCATTCTGGTCGGAAACCGCAAGCCCGGTGAAAGGGTCGATGAACGCAAAGCCGTCGCCTGAGTTGCGGAAGTATCCCTCCGCCATCACGTTGTCGATGTAGTTCTGCGTTGCGGCGTCAAGAACAGCACGGGTGCTATCTGCGGTCGGGGCGTCGGAAGGAACGGTAAGTGCTGTGGCGAGCGCTCCTCGGACATCAGGCAAGAGCCCCTCCAGCCCGTTGATGATGGCCTGTCCGTCATCGCCTGCCGGCACCAATATCTGTGCATTGACGGCAGAATTGCCGGTGAACACATTGACATCGCCGTAAAGGTCTTTCGCCACGGCGGCGACAGCACTCGATAGGGATTCGCCTTTGCGGATACGCACCTGCACGGCATTGTTGATGAGCTTCTGGTCCCTCTGGGCGCGGACGAAGTTCTCCGTCGATCCATCCGACAGTCCATAGTAGACATCGCCAATCTGACCCACATCCATAAGCTCTGATTGAATAGTCTCATCGATAGCGGCCGGCTTCTCCGGGGATTGGCCGGGCAGTTTTGCCGGGTCGATCATGGCGGCGCGGAAGAGTCGCCTTGCTGCTCCTTCATCGCCCCGAGCGGCCGCCTCAATGGCACCTTCCGTGATATCCGGCAATCCAGCCTCAACCAACTGATCAAACAGCGCGCGGCGCTGCATGGGATCGGACGTGCCGAGAATGGTTTGCGTCACCGCAGCAATGCGCTGGTCTTCCGGTAATTCCTCATCTTCAAATTTGCCGATAGCCGCGTCGGCAAGGTTCGCCGGCAGAAGGCGCGGCCTCTCGATGCCGAGTTGGCGTTGTGCCGCAGCGGTTTCCGCAAGGGCGTTCTGATAACTCCCCGGCGCGGACATATCGCCACTCCATGCGCGCTCGACCTCAGGGAAGGTTTGGCGCGTATAGGCGGCTGGATCGGCGTTGCGGGCCTTCAGGGTGGCGCTGGCGGCACCGGAAAGCACCTCGAAGCGCTTTTGCTCAAGAGCGGCATTGTCGCCGGACGAAACCGGCGTTGCCGCAGCAACCATCTCCTGTATCTGCGCAGGCGACATGGTGCGCATTTCGAAGGCTTGTTCGGATGTCTCGATGGAAGTCTGGAATGCGTTGTACTTTTGTGGCCCGTCCTGCGGCCCATAGGCATCAACGAATTGCTCAATGGACGGAAGGGACCCATCATAACGGCCCGTGTTCTGGATCGCCGCAGGGGCGTTATTGGCGGCAACCTCGATGAATCCCTGAAGCTCGACGTTCTTGCGTGTACGCGCGGCGTCGGCCTCGCGCTGGAGTTTGGCCTGATGTTCCGGCGAAAGGCGCTGATACCAGTCCGGATTTACTTCCTGACCAGCCGCACGGGCTGCAAAATTCAGACGGCCAGAATAATTATGTCCGCCACGCGGGTTTTTCGATGTCCACCCTGCGGGGCGCTCATACCCGATAAAGGCGGCGGTGGCCTCATCAACGGTCTTCGCATCTTTCAGCGCTCTGAATGCCGCCGTTTCCTGACTCTGAAGCTCAACATCGACAAAGGCAAGCTGTGTCTCGAAGTCCTGCCAATCGAGATTGTTCGATGCCGCATAGCGCTTGAGGCGATTAAGCCGCTCGCCACGCCATTGAGCGATGCCGAATGCGGTCCCGCCATCACCCACTGCGCCCGAGGGGCGCAAGTTGCTTTCCGCAATCAAATTGCCGACGATACCCGCCGCCTGTACCTTGGAATAGCCGCGCGATTCATAAAACGCCATGGCGGCAGCGGCACGGTCACTTACTTCGGCGGGGAGTGGTTTAGCAACTACGGAAGGGTCGCGCTCGATGGCCAACTGGCCACGACTGAAATCAGCATCCTCAATATACTGCTGCCTGCGCTGGTCTGCCTGTTCCGGCGTCAGGAGTCCAGACGAAAGGCCTGCGGCAATCGCCCCCTCGATATCACCTCGCGCCTTAGCCTTTACGTCATCGCTCGTGTCGGGATCGACATAGAGACGGCGATTGGCTTCCAATGCCTCATCGAACGCGACGGTTTCAGCCTGGCGTTTGATGGCCCTGCCACGGTCGAAGATCGTATCGTTGGTGCGTGCCGCATCGGCTTGAGCGCTGGCCTCCCATCGCGCGCGCATGTTCCTGTCACGGATGAGGTGAGCGCCGTTCTTGACAACCTCGCCTGTCCTCTCCGGGGCGCGCTTGTCGAACGTGGCATAGTCAGGATCGTCCTCGAACGCGTTCTGTGTGGCGAGGAGCTGTTCGGTCTTGTATGCTTCAGCCCGTGCGATATCGACAGCGTTCTGGCTCTGCTCGATCTCTGCGCCGAGTGCGGCGATATCCTGGCCAGCCGAGGCAATTCCGCGCCCGATGCCAGACGTATCGACCGAGGCTATTGCCCGACCGCTGCGAAGCGATACGGGGCCGCTTAAATCTGATTTGGTCGGCAACCTAGCCATTCATCGTCACCCGAAGGCCCGGCCGAAGCCGCGCGCAGCCTGCCCAAAGCCGCCAATGGTAGAGCCGAGAAGCGATGCCCGGCCGCTGGCGCGCCTGCCCTTTGCGGAATCCAAGAGGCCACGGGCGCGACTCTCACCACCAAACCCGACCGTGCGGGCGTTGAAATCCGCCGCGCCCGCCGTATCCGTCATCAGCTTGACGATGGTCGGCGCATCTGTGCCAGCTCCGGCGCCGGAAGCGGCGGCCAAAGCCTGCTGGCGAGACTGGATAAGCTGGCCCTCACGGCGCTTCTGCTGCGCTTCGCGCTGGGCAGCAGCGCGCTCCTCGGCGGCCTTCTGCTCAAGCTGCTGCGCCTCGAACTTGGCGGACTGGTTTGCGGCGGAGCCGGCCGCGACGGTACCCACGGCGCCAACGCCCGTCCCGATAGCCGATAGTGTCTGACCGAGGGTGATGCCCGATGACGCTGCTGCGCCCGCGCCAGCTGCCGCGCCACCACCGCCAAGGGCAGTAATCAGGGGCCCGATTAGCGGGAGACCTGCCATCGCCACACCTCCGTACCGTCCTCGACGGCATAGAATTCAAATCCAAGCATTTTGCAGAGCTTCTCAGACGTTGAAAATTGCATATCACGGGGCGTGAAGACTTCACTTGCCCCAAGCTGAACGGCATGGCGAAGGCACTTCCGAGCCTCGCGACGGATCACAAATCCATGACCCGGGCGATAGTTTTCGACGTGGAAGAAGATCCACGTCCTACCCCCACCCCACGCCAAGCCCCAACAGGCGATTAACTCTTCATCCTCGATTGCCGCTTTGGCATAGACCGGTAGATCAATGTCAAGGCCGGATGCCCGCACGATCTCACGCGGGTTGACGGTGACGATTAGGGTGTTTGATTTCATCAACCGCCCGTAGTACAAACAGCGAACCCGCCGAGCGTTGGAGCGCTGCGACGGGTTCTGACCGAAACGACGAAAGGACCGTCGAGTGGCTAAATCCCGTTTATGTTCGATTCCAGACTGTGGCAAGCCCGTCAGGGCTAGAGGCTATTGCTCCGCCCACTATGACCGCTGTCGAAAGTATGGTGATCCTCTTGCCGGCGGCGCGCCACGCGTGCCTAAAGGTGAGGCACTTCGCTGGCTCTACGCGGTGGCTATTCCTTATAAAGGTAACGACTGTCTGATTTGGCCCTTTGCCAAAGGCGGGAACGGATATGGCCAAGTTTGGATGGACGGTCGATATAGGGTCGCCAGTCGTATTGTCTGCGAAGAGGCTAACGGTTCGCCGCCAACCCCAAAGCATGAAGCCGCCCATAACTGTGGCTTCGGTGATCGTGGCTGCGTAAATCCAGAGCACCTACAATGGAAAACGCACGCCGGTAACCAGATGGACCGCGTCGAACACGGCACCCACCACCGTGGGGAGCGTCAGTGGATGGCTAAACTCACCATTCCCGACGTACGCCAAATCAGAAAACTCAGAGGCGAGATTTCGCAGTCGAAGATAGCCATAATGTTCGGGGTAAGCCAGGCCACCGTCGCCGACATCCACCTACGCAGGAAGTGGGCATGGCTACCCTAATCATTTGCCGTTACCGCTACCGTCATCCCGAGCGCCATCATCGTGTACGGGCTCGCACATTCTATGTGCACGCGGGAATCCAGAGACCACCCACCGCCTAGATCGAAGGGCACCTCGTCATGCACCGTGCTTAGCACAATATCGGGCGGTGTCTTGCCGAGAACCTTGCTGGGCATGTCGTACATCTTCTCGAAACTCGAGCCGAAGCGGATGCCCTTACGGGTGAAATCCGTCATGATAAGCCCAAGCTCATCAACGGTTTTCTTGACCAACATGCTTGTGCCCGAGGCGCTGCCGTATGCTAATCTTGCGCTCTTGTACCGCATGCGGTAGGGCAGTCCGACAACGACATTTGTCACTGCGGACGGCAATGTGATCTCCCCAGAGCCGCTAACTGTGAATTCGGCACGAACACCCGGCGATGTTTCTACCGGGGCGCCATCGGCCCATGCGACAACGGTTTCGCCAATTAGATGTGTGAGCCCCGATACAGTTGCGGAAGCCGGGCTATTTGTCGCCACAAGGTGGGAGTCCATTACGCGACAAAGAGTGTCAGGCTTGACCTCGCTATCTTGAGACATTTTCTCGACATACCTCACCGTTCCGCCATTCACCGTGCGGTTAACGACGAAATACACCCTGTCCTGTGTCGTTGCGGGGAGAACGGCGACACTCTCAAAATCGCCATCCGTCTCCATGGGGACGAAGGCAAGCACCTCCTGGTCGGGTTCATAGACACAGCAAATGCAATCGCCGTCATTCGTGACGATCCAGACCCTTGTGTCGGGTCGGCGCTGGACCGCAAGTGTCTTGACACCGGCCGAGAACAGATCGGTTGTGAGCTTCGAAAGCTGCGTGGCGTTGTAATCTGCCGTGGCGCCGTCAAAGATGATCTCAAGAACGGCCCGGCCGGCTCGCTCTATCACAAGCCCCCTGCCGTCGAGCTTCGCCGGATCAATGGCTGCAACGCCAGTTGTTGCCGAATCCCTTATTCCGATATTCGTCGGTGTCAGGGGCTCATCAAGCGATGAGGACTTTGCAACGGCGATAGCTCCCTCTGTCCCGATAATAAGGCGCTGGAGAGCCAGCAGCCATTGTGTGTCATTGACGCCGCCAGTGGCGATGGAGCGAGAGATAGGACCGGCATCTCCCTCCAATTCCTCATCAAAGCTCTCGAAGGCGTCGGAGACAGAACCCCACAGACGATCCGAACCAGACCACCAGAGACGGCCATCGGAAAAGGTGCCGGCAGAGGGCCATATCTGGGCGGCTGACCATTCTCCCTCGCGCCAGTCGCTCGTAAATGTCGTTCTTGAAAACGGCTTTAGCACTTCGATGTTAACGACTGTGGGGCTCGAATAGCCGACGACCCGCGCCACGCCAAAATTGCCGCCACCACCATAGGTTAGCGAGACCGTCGCAACCCCGGAAGTGTAATCTCCTAGATTGAACAAAACCCGGTACCACTGGATGACATTATCGAGAGAAGTACCAGGGTCTATGGTCAAATTTGTCTGGTTCATCGTGTAGGTGGGCCCCTGATTAATAAACCCGGAATCCGGCCCGTCATATGACCTTTGAAGTGTCAGCGTTCCAGACCATGTGCCAGAAATGTTGAGGATGAAGTTATTGTCGCTACCAACGCCCGTCACACGGATTGCCTCAGTGGGGAAGTCCTCCGCCGATAGATTGGATTGCGTATGCTGACTGCCGTGGAACAGACGAAAAATCGCGCCGACATGGTTTGACGTAAAGAAATTAGCTGATGCCGTCAGCGTGCCATTGCCCTCGATGATGCTTGGCTTGAGCCTAATGCCCCTTGTCCCGCCTGCACCGAAGGGGCCATCATCGGATTGATAGAGGACTACCGACCATGACCGCAACGCCCGGCGCTCTATGCGGCGTTGCTGATAGCCTCGACACGCTACGAACACCACATCAGCGGACTGCGCGAACCGCATAAGGTCCAGATCGGCCTCAAGCCATGGTGTCGGCAATTCCATTACGCCCGCGCCCTCGACCGTGATCGAGTCCACACGCTTCAAATTTGGGTCTTCACTCTGAAATTTGAGGTGGAAACTTGCCGTTGTCGGGGTAAATGCGAGGGAATGAGTACCGGTGCGCAGAGTAGTTTCCGCAATATACTCATCGCCGCCCGATGTTGAGCCGCAGCGGAACGTGACCGGGCCGCGCTCTACCACAATGCGCAGGGCGTGTTCCGTGCCCTGCTCGTTGACCGTGACGGTCTGGGTTGCGCTGGCGCTGGAGCCACGCGCTAAGGCCGTGAGATTGAGATAGCCGCCCGATACTGTAGACGTAGCTCCCGCCGTGGCGGTCAGCGTCCAGCCGGTCCCGGAACTGAACGTGCCGCTGGTCACGGTGGCGGTCACTGCGGGGCGGGTGATCAGCACATCGCTATTGCGCACTCGCATGGAGGCATTGGAGAACTCCATCAATGCCGCGTCGGTGGCGCCGAACACAAACTCCTTCAGTCGCGTGACGGCGTTGCCGTCCGTCGAGGATAAATACTCCAGACCGGGGCGCATAAAGCCCGGACCCGTTGCCTTCGGCAGGAGGTTTGTCTGAACTTCAGCGGCAAGCCGCATGCGCTCCAGATCGACGCGGGGGAGCGCTGTCGCGTCCTGCACGCCGGTGGCGAACGAGTGAAAATAGGTGTTGAGGCGCCCCATGACTCAGCCGTCCTTGCCGAAACGGCGCGAGAAGCGGGAACGCACAACCCTGCCAGCCGGCGAATACTTCACGCTCTCGTCAAATGCATCGAGCGTCTTGGCCTTCGTCAGGCGCTCCTTGTACAGGGAGTAGAGATCGTTGCGGTTGCCGCGATCATTGGAGATGGGAAGCCCGCTTTCGAAGGCCAGATATGCCTCAAGGGCTTTGGCAAAGGGCTGCCGCCATGCGCCGATGTTGAGCCCGTAGGCCGCGTCATTCGACACATAGCGGACATAGAGCGTGTCGACATTGGCGAACCACTTGCCGGCCTCGTCCTCATAGTCCTCGAATCCGATGCGGAAGGTGGCCTCATTCGAGATACCGGCCGTCCGCACCCAATCGTCGGGCTTCAGGAAGCCGTAATCCCACCCGAACAGCGGTTCCTCATCGTCATCGGCCGTCATCTCGACGGCACGAATGCCGAAGTTCCAGAGCCCCTGCGTCAGAAGGTGCTCGACGGCATCATCCCAAGCATCGTCAAGCTGATACCGCTCGGGCCTGTCATCCGTGAGGGTGGCAAGCTCGTGCGGTCCAAGGAGGCGCAGGGCGCCCTTGTAGATGCGTAGTTTGTCAGCCATCGAGCGGGTTCCCTACGCTGCCACGCCCATGGCCTTCGCGGCGTGCTGGATAGCCGCCTGATAGGCTGCGGGTTTGGTCTTGTGCGTGGCGACGGTTTCGGGAGGATCGATTGTCCTCACCAGCCATCCGGCCTTGGGCGAAAACTGGACCTTGTAGTTGGCGGGGATGTCCGGCAGGTCTTCGTCACTGACCTCAGGCGCGGCAGCCTTCGGCCTCTCGTTCGTGAAGGCACGCACCACGCGCATCTGCACGAGCCCGACCTCCTTGCCGACAACGCGGAGCTGAACGTCAAGGCTGAAGTCCTTGGCCAGCACATCTACCAGATCACCCGGATTGAGCGCGGCGTGATGATGAGCCCAGAAGGCGGGGCGCTTGAGATCGTCCAGCGTCACATCGGGGTCGACCCAGACATGGCGGCGCGTGATGGTGAAGTCTGCCGGCTTCGGGCGGGACGTGGCCGGAAGCCTCTTGAGCTTCGCAGCCGAAGGGGTTTCGGAAGTCATGATTGCCTCTTGATTTTTGGGAGAGAGCGCGCGGTTCGGGGGCCAGTCCGAAGACCAGCCCCCACGACCGCACGAGGGGAGAGGCAGCCCCGCGACCGTAAAGCCGCGAGACTGCGGTTAGTCGGTGTCGGTGCCGGTGATGGTCACCCCATCGGACAGGTCAACGCCGCCCGTAGCAGAGGCCGAAGTCACCCAGCACAAAGCACCCGTGATAGGGCTCGCGTCATTGTCGAGCACAATCACAAGGTCGCCCTTGCGCATGCCAAGGTCCCAGCCGTTGGAAAAGTATCCATCGACACGAACCACAGTCACCGCGTCGGCCGAGCTGTAGTACCAGAGGCGACGACCGCCACTGAGTGCACCGGCCCAGAGTTCCGGAGGATTCGAAGTGCTATAAGCCATGTTTCAGCCCTCCTTAGGTGGCCACGTAGGCCGAGCCGTCGTGAGTGATCTTCACGATGCCCGTATCCTGGAGAATCTTGGCGGCATGGTACGTGGTCGCACGGCTCCACGAGGAATCCTGCTTGTCGTCGTAGCCGATGGAGATGGACTCCTCGGAGACGCGCACCGCATAGCCGAGGGCCGAACGGTGGAACATGTAGCAGATTTCCGCAGTGGTACCGACGCCCGTGACACGCGCGCTTTCGATCCAGTTGATGCCAAACCAGCGCAGCATCTTGCGAGCCGGGCCGGAGAAAGGCTTCACGTCGACATACTCGGCAGAGGCGAACTCACGGGTCTGCATGAGATAGCCCATGAATGCCGGCGACACGACGGCGAACATGTTGTCCGCTTCCGTGGTATCGACATCATTGTTGCCGAGGATGACCTTGGCGCCCGCAACGGTGTTGAGCGAGGCCGTGCCGGAACCGTAGTCCTGCGTGGCATTCGCCAGTTCCGCGAGGATGGTCAGGTCGATGTCACGGTTGATGACGTTCATCGACGCCATCTGCATGACACGCTTCTGATCGCCCTGAGACGCGAAGATGTTGAAGGAAGTCAGCTCATACGGAGCGTGCTTCTCGACCAGCGTTGCAGTGACCTGCGTGTTGGTCGGGTTGCCGTACGGGATCTGACCGTTTGTACCGCGCGTGACGGCGGTATCGCCACCCGACCCCGAGACGAGGAAGGTGGCCTGGTTGCCGTTAATAACGGATTCCTTCGTGGTGCTCGCCTTGAGCAGGCTCACGCGCTGCTCAAAAGACGCCACGAATTCACGCCGATATTGAACGACGGCAGCTTCGACAGCCATTGTCGTTTCCTTTCGGTTGAAGTTTTCGTGTGCTCAGAGCCGCGCATTCGAGGGTGGCCGACGGCGTCGCGGGGCCTCTTGCGAGGGGTGGCCGCTATCCGTTCGGGGCTGTCATGCTTGGCAGTTGGTGGGGTTGGCTTGGCCTGGGGCCGCTATGCGGGGTGTCCGGCGTTCAGCCACTAAAAAACCCCGCTCGCTGGCGGGGCGTTCATTCACCGGACGATGCCGGGAATTCCTATTTTGCGCGACGCTGTTCCTTTTCGAGGATGGTCGCGTATTCCTTATCGAGGCCCTTTTCGTAGTACTCATCGATATTGGAATTCATGATCTGCTCGATTTCCTGCTTGCGCGCGGTGTGCTTGCGCTCGGAATCCGAATTGGCGAAGGTCGCATCACCGAACATGTCGCGACCCATATCGGACGCCCATGCAACGAATTCCGGTACCGCGCCGAGGGTGCGGCCATCGGGAAGGCGCGCCTGATGCCATTCATTGCCGCCAGGTACGCTTTCCATGAAACGATTTGCTAGCGTGATGTTGGCCTTGTATTCGCGGCCCCAATCCTTGCGGAGGGCCTCCTCTGCCGTTTCTGCCGCCTCTGCATCGGCGGCGGTCCGTTGCGCCTCCAATTCCTCAACGGTGTCGAAGTACCATTCGGGAGCAAAGTCGATAACCGTCTGAGGCGCGCCCTTGCTGTGCATCCATTCGGTGAACGAGGCCAGCATCGGCTTGTCGTCGTCCGTCATGCGCTTGGTGACAGTCTCCGGCAAGATATAGCCGGTCGGATCGTCAGGGATGCCCTGCTCTTTGCGCCATTCGGCGATGGCCTTTTCGTCCGAGGCGTCGGGCATCTCGCGCTTGATCTTGCCGGAGCGGATCAGCTTGTCCTTTTCGACAAAGGATTTCACAAAGTTGCGCAGTGAGCCGTAGCGCTTCAGGAGTTTAAGCGCGTCCTCGTCGCCGCCAGCACCAATCTCGCGCCAGTCGTCTGGAAGAGACGAGGCGGACGGTTCGTCGCCCTTCGGCGAGTCGGGATCACCCTCAGGTGGGTCTTTGGGCGCCCGGTCGCCACCCGGAGGATCGCCAGCAGGCGGATCGGCCGGAGGGTCAATCGGTGTCGGGTTGGGGTTCTGCGGATCGACGGGATCAGCAGCCGGGTCTAGTTCGCTCATGCCTCTGCCTCTGGTTTCTTGCCTCTACGCGGAGACCGCTTTGTGGTGGCGGTCTCCAATGCCTTCAACGTATCGTCACGCAGCATCTTGACGATCTGGGAGCCGACGAAGCGCCGACCCTCATGGAACGCCGTGGCGGTCGGGTCGGACTTGCGGTAGCTCATGTCATACAGGTTGCTGGCGGCGTTGATGATCCAGTCCATCGCCAGTTTCTGTTGGCCGTCATTCGCCTTGCCAGCGATGCATGCGCGGACGGCCATCAACACGACCTTGTCGTATTTGGCCGGGGAATGGGCCTCCATCAGTGCAGGTCGCCCGGAAGGATGATGCTGCTGGCGCTGGACCGCATTGCATCCATGCCCATATCGACGTTTGCCACGGCCATTTCTCGGAGTTGGCGGCGGACGTTCCTGTTTGTGTTCGGATCGCGCATGATGGCGGCGCCGGCACAGAACGCCAGGACACCGACAATCCCTTCGATCTTCATCGGGGATTGCGTGGTGTGCTGCATGATGACATCGCCAATGGCGAGCATCAGGCGCTCGTGGCTTTCGTCCACCTTCGTCTTTACGATGGCCATAGGTTTTGCCTCTCTATGGTCGTTGTGGTAGATTTGCGGAATGACAGATTATGTGCGGACGGCAACAATCGTAGGCATTGAGCGTCACCCGATTGGGCGCGCCGCGAACTCCATCGAATGCGATATCTGTCAGCGCTTCGCCGTCATTCCTCGCGGTGGCCTAGACGAACTCCGCCAAGCGGGTTGGCGCATTCAAGAGCGGCAGATACTCTCACCCGACAGGGACGATGACGTTATTCGGGACATCTGCCCAGATCACTAGGCCAATCCGGCCTGCTGAAGCTGGGTTGTGGCACCGGCAACATCACTCGCCACGCCTGCACCCTCACGAAGCGCTGCCGCAGCCGCCTGCAAGCCCTCAACAGCCTTCGCGGCCTCTTCCTCGCTCTGCTGCACCTCTTCGTCATTGAACCAGTCTGCTGGCGCACCAGTGCCCTTCACGGCGTCCTTGGTCATGTCCTTGAACTTCATGAGGGTCGGCACGGTCTGGTCAAATTCCGCCGCACCAGCCAGGATTTGCACGCTCTCCTGGAACGCCTGGACATTCGCCCTGCCCTCTGCGGTATGTAGTGGGCTATCAAACGTAAATGTGACATCGGCCTCGGACAGCGCATCGGGCATTTCGCGGACATTGAACTGATCGTTGCGCACCGCCATCTGGAACGCCACGTCGAGCAGCGGCAGGTGATATTCGCTCTCGACCGGGCCGAAGAACGGCAACACAGCCCTGCGGAACTCAGCAAGACGGGCCTGCGTTTCAAACGCTGTCATCTCCCTTTGTGCGGGGAGCAGAAGCTTGTTGAGCAGGAATGCCTCGGCAATCAGGTTGCGAACGTCCGCCTTCATCTCAAGGCCGGCGTTGAACCCCTGATGCGGCTCCTCGAACATCATGGCGTCACGGATATTCTCGTCTGCCTCCAGATCTACATAGGTCATGCCGCCGGCGTAGCGGTTAATCGCATCGCGGAATATCTCGCCCCGGCCGTACATCGGCGGGTCAAGGGCCTTTTCTCCCTGCTCCAGAACAATGCGGGCGATGGATTGCAGCATGCGCCCATCGGGCAACGCCGTAATCGCAGCCGGTGAGAAGCCCTGCGGGTAGTTCGATATCGTCTTCCAGCGGGGAATGACGTAGTTGAAGACGGGCAAGCCGCCCTCGCCCAGTACGATTTCATGCTCGCAATCGATATAGAGAGAGACGAAGGACAAATCCTTGAACTTGCGGCGCTTCGCCTTGTCGTCGCCGTAAATCTCATCGAGCGGCAGAACGATGTGGCGCAGCTTGAATTCCTTGGTCGGCTCCTTCTGCGCTGCGTCCTTGATGGACTGGTGCGCGTTCTTCGCCCACATTGGTCGGCTCATGATACCTCGAGCCGTCATCATCACGTTGCGCTGGTTGTGGTCGATCTTGCCGACGCCGTTTTCCATCCACGCGCATTCCTTAGGATGCCATGAACGGAACAGGAAGTGCGATCTGTCAGGGCTCTCTTCCACCGACAACACCGGATTGCCAAACGCAACCCAGTCGTGATCCGCCTCGCCCGTGGCGCGCACGAAGTTGGCGCGACGGTCATAGATCAGATTGCGGAAATGCTTCGTCGTGTGCTCCATCCAGCGGGCGCTCGACGGGTCTTCGTTCAGATACTCCTCTGACGTCTTGACATCAAACCATTCGCCCTGGCGCAGCATGGCGGAGGGTGCATTGCCGAGCGTCTCCCGCGCCAGCACCGGGAAGGAATCCATGATGCCGGTAGCGAAGTCCTCGCCAAGCGTGAAGCTCTCCGTGAAATCGGCGCGCAGCGGATAGAAGTTCTCCGCTATCTCCTGGCACAGCTCATCGTACTGGACCTTCTTCTTGAAGAGCCCATCGCCTATTTTGGTGAGTTCGCGCGCGCGGCTGTCCATTTAGGCGACCGTCACGCGGTGGAAGGAGCCGATGTGGAATACGGCATCGCTCGGACAGCCGGCCGCAGACCAATAGGCGGCAACGGTATGGCTGATGTCATTGCCGGGACGCTGGTCAGGGTTTTGCTTCAATCTATAAACGCGCCATCTCAGTATGCGTCCCATGCAGCCCACCTCTTGATCGCGAACGACCTTGAACGGGCCGCTCTCAACATAGTCCGGAGGCATGCAATCGGGGCTGAATGCCGGAAACATCAGCCGGCCTGCCCGAGAAGGCTATTGGTGAAGGCCTGCGTGCCGGCACCGCCGCCGCTGCGTTGCGACAGGATGGTGGACGTGCGGCCCGAGCGCGCGGCTATCTGGCGGCGCTTGCGCTCTTCGGCCTCCATGCTCTCCGGGTCTTCCGGGTCGGGCATACGGACAGGCTTTGCGACCTCGGGCATTTTAGGCTTGAAAAGGTTTCCGATGGGAGTATCCTCCGAGTTGCAACCCATGAAAGGATTGACAGTTGCCTCGTTTCTACGATCATACCGGGCAGACGTTCGGGCGGCTTTTTGTCGTTGGCAATAACGGCCAGCATCCCAAAACTTATGAGCGTCTATTCCTTTGCCGCTGCGAGTGCGGGACCGAAGTCACCGTCGCTGGAAGTCAATTACGACGCGGGAAATCAACTTCCTGCGGATGCCTGCGTTCAGAGCGCGTACTGGGCCTTGGGCGCACCACGTTTTATATGCGCTTATACCAAGGCTGGAATGTATATGACGCGGCAACCACGCCCGCAAAACCAGGACAGTCCGCAAAGCGTTGATCGTTTGATTCGCCTAGCGTCTCCGTTTTTTCATGTGCGCATACCCGACATTGACCTTCGGCCTGCCGGATGGATTGTTGTGAACACGGATACGGGCTGAGACGCTGCTTTCGCCCTCGCTCCACGCCATGACGACCGCGTCGCCTTTGTCGGTGGACCGACCGAGACGCTTGCGGATGTCTTCCTTTTTCTCGATCTGAATGCCCGCGCTGGTCAGTTTCCAGCACGGCGACGTGAGGTCTGCCAGCAACTCTTGATCAGTCGGGAGTGCGATGGGTTCCCCAAGGTTGGGCTCTAGAGCCTCCCTAAACTTCCACCAAAGCTCTGCCCGCTTGTTGAAAAAGGCCAGCTTGCCGTCGCGCGTTCGCTTCTTGGAGGCGTTCGCAACGTTGATGCCGCGCACGTCGATACCGGAAACGTTGTTCTTCAGATGTGAAAACGTCCCGGACCCAACCCCGATGACATCAACCGCGACCGGGCACTTGTCCCGCATGAGCGTGATTGCCTTGGCCGCCGTGTCAATTGGGTCTTTCGTTTCCCTACCGGGCACCGTCACCAGTTCATCGAACCAGTGCCCATGCCTGCGGGCGAATACAGAGTTGTCCTCTCCACCAAGGGCCGGGTCTATGGCGAGACAAGACATACCCATTCCCTCGGGTGCCTTCTCCTGCCACCGCGCCATGGCGGCGCGAACCCATTCCGTGGGGATGACTTGGTAGTCATCGTCCTTGAACGCGGTCTGGAAGCCACCCATGAGCAGGGAGCGATACGGCTCGGGGAGAGCGTCAAGCTGCCTTTCGTAGTCCGTGGCGGCGTAATACGGGTTGTCCTTCACCGACGCCGGGATATAGGTCCGTGACGTTGGCCGGATGATCTTGCCGTTGACCTCCCGCACATCGTCAGGGCCATCGACCCATTCGTCCTTGCCGTCCTCGTTCGAGACCACCCACCGCAGTTCACCCGGCCTGGCGGGGTCTGGATAGCGCGGGTCCAGCCAGGGAGCGAACATCTGGTTCACCCACAGCCCCTCAGCGGTCAGCGGCGGGTTGGTCGCCAGCACAGTGCGGCAACGCTGGCCCGGTATTTCGGTACGCACCCAGCCCATCAGGAACCGGATCTGCGATTCCGCGAAGTGGGTAGCCTCATCTATGCCGAGGAAGTCACGGCCCTGGCCCATCGTGCCCTGCTCATCACCGACACGGTGAGCGGCGCGGAAATTGATGACCTGGTCTTCTGATATTCTGAGGCGAGGAGGAGGCGAACCGTTGAAGCCGTTGCGGCCGCCATTGATGGTCAGCGCGTCCTCGATAATCCTTTCCAGATCGCCGTATTCCCGGCGCATGATGAGCGAGCGCTTGTGCTCGTTGAACGCCAGTCCGAGAATGAGCTGACTCTTTCCCCCGCCAGGTTCGCCGCCATACAACAGGCAGTCGGCCTCACTGAAATAGGCGTCGGTCTGTGGCCCGTCGTTGGGCACCCACCACATCTTGGACGTGCCGGCGAACGCCTCCTTGGTCAGGTCTGCCCTTTCCTTCTCGCCAAGCGTGCCGAGGCGAGCCAGGATATCGTCAAGCATCCTGACGCGTGGCCTTGTTCAGCAGGAAGGCGACACGACGGGCAACCTCAAGGTCTGAGGTATCCTTGGTCTCGATTGGACCACCATCCTTGCCGGTGTGCTCCTGCTTTTCCGCAAGGCCCAGATCGCGGGCGATGATGTTGGCATTGAGCAGGTCAGCAGCAGCACCAGAGAACTTCTGATCGCGGATGATTTCTTCGGCTCGCGTAACGACCGGCAAATAATCTTCTCTTCCTCGATATTCGTCCCATGTGCGCCGGCTGATATCGAGGAAGATGCACAAGCCGCCAATCGTCATGGCTCGCATCTTGCAGACTGGCTCGTGCGTGGTGACGCCCTGGTAGGAGACGAGCTTGTCTTCCCACAGCGGGTTCTCTTCAACCCACTCGAAATACTCGACGCAGGCTGTCCACAAGTCCTCGGGCGCAGCAAAGATTGGATTGCGCCCGTGGGAGCTACGGGCTTTCCAGAACTGGTTTCCTTTAGGAGCGGCCATCTTTACCACAAGTCGCCGGCATCGACGACAACCGTGCGGACGCCCGCCTTCTTATAGTGAGCATGGAGTTCGTACATCTTCTTATCGAATTCCGCCGTGAATTCCGCCGCAGCGTACCGCCGTCTGCGCTCCATGATGCCGCGAAGCACAAATAGGCGCTCGGGGAGATCGTTCGCCCACAAGCCGGAGCGATGTGCCCTTTCAATGAGCCGAGCGCCCTCCTGTGAGGCTTGCTGATAAGAGAACCCGTCGTATTGATGTGTGTCGCACTCGCGTGTCTCGATGGTCATTGATTTTTGCCTCTCAATGAAAAGCCCGGCCCCATCGAATGATAGAGCCGGGCTTTGTTACAGTGTTACACTAATTAGGTAACGGTTGCAGAGAACGGCGTTGCTTCCGTCCCGGTTGCCGAACCGGTCACGCGCACGTGCCAGAGATCGGCTGCGATATCGACCAGCTCGACCATATCGCCCTTAACGCCGCCGGTCGTGGTGCCGTTGAAGGTGATTGTGTCGCTATCGGCGGCGGTCTCAAAGCCCGACACACTGTTGTCGGTGTCGTTGGCGATCAGTGCGACACCAGTCACGGTATCGTTGCCAACGACCTTGATCGTGGTCGTATTAGACGTAACCGTCGTGCCGACGATGAATTTGTATGCCACCCCCGAGCCCGAGGCCGCAGGAAGCGTCACGGCGATGCCTGCGGCGCGATTGAGCGTGACAACGCGGCTGTCGTGGCCATCTGCCGTAACAGTGAGCGTGGCTGCCGTGGCGTCAACGACACGCGTGGTGGGGATAATGGTCTGATTCGCACCGTGCTTGACAAGGAGCGAGCCGTCCTGCGCAAGCCCGAGACGCTTGCCGTGAATCGAGGTTAGAATGTCCATGTGTGGATCTCCGATTGCTTGTTGCTGTTGCTGGGGAGGGTTTGCCCGGATGAAGCGACGGGCGCGCTATCGGTTGCGGCTCTATCCTGCCGCCCATATCTCAAGTTCAGCGTTGCGTGTGCTTACCAGTGTAGCGGGGAGTATGCGTATCCAGACGTGATCCCACAGCGTTGTGGTGTCGTTGCTGTTGATCGTCTTGACCTCGCGCACAGAGGTATCCGTGAAGGTTATGCTGCCTAGCAACGTGCCCTCTGAACTGAGGGTTGGCGCGACGCCCTGCTTTGCCCGCAATTCAATTGTTGCGTCGCCATTGTCGTTGACGAGGAAGCCCTGGTTGTTTGCGCCGTAGCAGACGATATGGTCTATGGCCGCCGGGACGGCGAGCGTCTTACCCACGAAGGCGTCAAGCGTGGCGGTTTTAGCCGACGACGACGCCCCGCTCTGATCATCAATGCCGTCGAATGAGGCAGCTAAGCCGCCCACCTCCGTCATGTCACCAATGGCTGTGCCCGACGTGCGATCGATCAAGACGGGCGCTACCTCAGCGGCGCGGTAAAACGGCCCGAACGCATGGTCCGGCCAGAACGCAGACATCATGCAAAGCATCACACATACGCGATGTTGAGCCCAACAACATCGGCGGCGGTCAGGGCACCCGTGTCAGCATCCGCAACGCCGGTGGTCAGGGCGAAGGCAAGACCCGTCTTGAAATAAACCGGCACCGGGAAGTCGAGCGCGAAAGCCGTCGACGCTGGCAGCGGTATTGTCATGAACGGCGTATCGGTGCCGACAGTCGGGGCCGATGCCTTGTCGTAGAGCTTCAGGTACCGGAGCGCGGCAGCGGCATTGTAGCCGATTATCGAATACATCTCTGCCGGCGCTGCCTTGGCCGATGTCGCATTCGTGCTTGCCGCAGCCGATACCAGGCGCGTAACTGCTGTAATGGTCATGCTGGCAGTCCTTTCGCCGGCCTAACCGGCTATTGCTTGGCACGCCAAAATGGCGCATCGTACACTATGAGCCAACGCCACGAAGAGCGTTGACGGAATTCCCCATAGCGAATTTTCGGCGGCCACCATTCTATTTGTCTACTATGGCCCTCGTTAAGCGCGCTACCAATCACCAGCCTGCCATAATAACAATAGCAATAGATGTGGCGGGTACCGAGACGAATGTTTAGGATCGCCCTAGCAAATGTAATTCGCCACGGAAGTTGTATAGCTACCATATTCAGAGTCCCTAACGCTCGCGGAGCGCGATACTGGGCAGTCCTTTCGGAGATTGCCGGGGATGGGTCAGGAATGCTGACGGAACTTCACGAAGCCAATGGGTGCCATCTCCTCGACGGCGTAAAGCTCATTGCCTCGCGCATCGAGAAGGCCCGTTGGGATCGGCTTGGGATCTAGCTCGTAGACAGTGCGGGCGAGGAAGTCTGTGCCGTTCGCGTCCCAATCGTCTCTGTTAGCGCGGGGCTTGGTGCAGTAGCGGCGCATTATAGAACGTCACCCCATCCGTCGTTCTTGCGCATCACGCGCCTTCACACTCATCAGCCGGCACCCACTTGTCGCAGATCCGCACCAGCGCCGTTCCATCGGGCTGTACGGTCTGGGCGGTTACTGTGCCGATGGTGATGAAAGTTCCATCGTGGTGCTGGAGGAGCATGCCAAGCATGGTGGGTTCCCTTTCTTCGAAAAAAAATTGCGATGCCCTATTGTAATCCGTAGTCCGATAGACTACATTGAGATTATCAGCAAGGGAGATAGACAGATGACCAACACGGCCTGCGAAGTTTTCGAAATCACTGACAGCCGGGGCGATAAGTTTCTCAAAGCCTACAGCCCGGCACAGTACGACAAGGCGCTGATCGGCCGCATGAAGAACCTGCGCGGCGCATACTGCCGCAAGGACGAGCGCGGCTTTGTCTGGGCCATCGCAGCCGACCACGCCTGTGCCGACGAATTTCGGGCCGCATTCGACGCCGCCGCCCAGCGCATCAGTGCCTCGGCCGGCTCTTCGATCAACGGCAAGAACCTCGCCCATCACATGTACAACCCCAATGGCGCGCTGTACGGCTAAGGAGGATATTATGGTTACTATCATTCAAGCCGACGAAACCGAAACTGGCCCAAGGCTGCGCAAGACGCTTGTCGATAAGCACGGGGTCGAATGCGTCCTGGAGCGAACGGCTATTGGCGGCATCGTGACCGGAGACTACACCAAGCCCAAGATCGATCTCTATTCTTACGTGCGCCCATCCAACGGCGAGAGAATGTGGTTTGTCGAGGCGGAGCTTTTCTTTCCGCCCGACGTCCAAATGTGGCGATCCTATTCGCTCGATGAATCCCCGAGCGACGAACAGATCATAGAAATCGTTGCATCCGACCTACAGGCCGGGTCTCACCTATGAGGCAGCTTCCATAATTGTCGCCTCTCACGAGGGGCGTGGATCGAAACCGGTCAATCCGACGCAAAGAGGACACCATGGCAGCTTATTCCAAAGCCCGGCAAGCCGATGAAGCCTTCTTCGAGGACTGGTCCGAATGGGCCAGCCTTGATGACCTCCCGGAACTGCCGCGCATCAATGGGCAGCGCATGCGCCGCCACCGTGTTCCCCTCGGGTCGCAGCACCATCGCTATTACTGCCGGCTCTCTCTCGGCATGGCGGGCGCACCACATTTCGAGTTATCACTACCCCCTGCTGCGACCATCCTTTCGATTGTCGAAGCTATTCCCGGTGCGCGAATGCATCCGCGCGCGACGGGAGAATCCCGCGATGCCGCATGGAGTGGATTGGCGAGCACGCGATATATCCCGGCCGAGAATTGGTACCATCTTCGCGCCGCCCTCCCGGCTATCAAACAAGCCGTCTGCGCATGGGTGCGCCGATGACCCTCACCGACAAAAAAACACGCGCCCAGCGCTTCCGAGAAATCAGGGAGCGCCTTGGCATTTCGCAAGAGGCCTATGCCGATGCCCTTGGTGTCCCTGGCGGTAGGCAGCGCATCTATAAGCTCGAAGTGGGCCGCGCCGATATCCCCGAGCCGGTCTTTCGCCTTGCGCTCATGATGGGACAGCACGGACTGCCAAACCAGATCCACTAGGTCATGCCTTTAGACCAATGCAGCGGAGTGAATTGCCCGCGCTACCCACTCGCTAAGAGCTAGGATTGCTTCTGTGGTGGTCGATGGGTGGCGGGCAAATGAAAAGGCCGCGCGACTGACTGTCGGCGGCCCGTCGGAAGACAAACTTCCTGTTGTGAATATCTGCGCAGGAAAATACATTGGTGCGAAGCCCCAGTCAAGCCCTTGCGAAGTGGCGAGACAGTGCGTTCCCCAATTCTCTCAGGGCGCCGATCATGTACGCGTGTTCCTCCTCTCTCAGCACACAGTAATCGAGCGCGGCCCATAGGTTGTGCGACCGTTCCGCGTTCTGCATCTGCTGGATTGCCTCGGATGCATCCTTGTGAGCAGTGATGACAGACGTGCGCCATTCGGCTGTTGCGTCGTCGTCGCCCTCATTGGCCGATAGGCGCGGCTCGTAATAAGCGCCCGGCGCTCCAATAGCCTTGAGATAGTCGTTATGCAGCTCGCGGTATTGCAGGAGAGCGAAATACTGCCGTGTCGAGATGCTTTGAGAGGGTTGCGACGGCTCCATACCCCTGCCGCGCTTCTCCCATTCCTGATAGAGCTTCTTCCACGCCATGTAGGCCATGTGAAGCCGGCCAAGATATGTCGCTGCATGCTGATCCTTGGCGCGTTCAACGCTGATTTTATGCATTCTGGCCCTGGCTTCCAATGCGAGTTTCGATGGCGGGTCTTTGGCGCGTGAGATTTGCCCGGATTCCGTGCGATATACGTCTTCCTTCTTGGGCCTGCCCCGGCGCTTCTGGCTCTTGGTTTTCGCCTTACCCATGAAGAGCCCACCGCCTTCCGGATACAATGCCGCATATCGTAGAGTATGAAACTCCGTACTCATCAGCGAGTTTCTTCTGTTGTCCGCGCCGACCCGTATAGCGCCTTCGAATCGTCGCCACCTGTTCGTCTGTAAGTTTTGCCAATGGGTGCCTTTCGCACTTGAGCCGCGTGCCGTGTGCTTCTTTATCGGCCTCGTTCTCGGCCTTAGTAGCCCATCGCACATGATTGGGCGCGACACATCCCATCCTTCCGCGACCGCAGTTGTGCGCCGCTTCATGTTGTGTGGGGGGTAGCCCATACAGACTCTCACATATGTATCGAGAGACTTGCATGTTCCTACCGTTAACCCTGATTTTCGCGTATCCTTTATTATCATGATGAAATGGCCATACTAGGCACTCCTCTCCCTGGTAGGACAGGTGTTCCTCGATCCATTTCAGCGTGTCGCCACGATCTGGGTAATCTATCTCTGTAACGAGCGGATCGCCGTGCTTAAGCCATCGCTGGTAGTGCTTCGAGCACCACTCTCTTTTGCAAGCCGTCCTCGCGCACCCATCAATCCGACAAGGAAAGTTTTTCGCCTTCATTCCGTCTCCTCGCTGAGAGCGGCGTCAATCATGGCGCGGTATGCGTCATAGTCGCTGCGAGCATCGCCGGTTTCACCGACATCTTGCGTGCCGTTATTCTTCTGACGCCAGAAGGCCGCGATCATCTCAACTTCCGGCTCGCGCATGGCCTCTATGGCTGCGCGGGCGCAAGAAACGTAAAACTCCCAATTGCGCTTGTCCTCGCGCGGTACGTCAAAATCGTATTTGTCTGGGTAGTGGCCGTCGTCACTGCAAATTGCCCGCGCCACGCGCTCAATCATGTTCATCATTCCGTCTCCCGCTTCACGATCTTGCCGCAGCGCACGCAAACGTCATGCACGTATGTTTTGGGCTTCATGATCTCGAAAAACTCCAGGGTAGCGCGTTCAAAAGACTTGAAGCGCGATAGGTCTGGCGGCCCGAGATCATAGCGGGCCTCAAATCTGCACCCGCCAATCCACTTCCCCAATCTCTCGCACCTGTCGGTCATCATTCCGTCTCCTGCGCCATGCGCTCGATGTGCTTGCGGATGCCGTAAGGCTCCCGTTCCGTGCCCGTATAGCCAAGGACACGCTCTGCCGCTTTCCGTGCGATTTGCGCCTCATGTAGCGTTTTGAACGATCCGAGATAAACGTGGCGAGGGCCATTCCAGATGCGCGCCACCCAACGGCCGTCTCCTGGCTTGGAATTGTATTGCGGTTTCCAATTGACGCCATGAACGCCAGATGTGTTGTTGATGCGTCTACTACTGTTGCGCTGGTTTCCGCTCTTCGTGACTTTGCGGAGATTGGAGAGGCGATTGTCGTCGCGATTGCCGTTGATGTGGTCAATCTCGTATTGAGGATATTCGGCCCACTCCCCATGGATCATAAGCCAAATCACCCGGTGGGCAGAGTGGTAGGTGCCATCGATCAAGACCTTGATATAGCCATCTTGGTTGGGGCAACCGGCTGGCTTGCCTATGCGCTTAAGGTGGTCGCTGTAGCGCGGTGGCGAGAACTCCTCGCGCGGACGTTCCTTGAACGTCAGGACTCCAGTCTCTGGATCGTAATTGAAATATTCACGCGCACGTGCTTGTGTCGGCTTAGCCATTTCGGGCGTCCCTATCGCTCGTCTGGTCAGGGCTGGTTTCGGTGCTCGCAACACCAAATCAGCCCGTCTTTTATAGACTATTTCACCAATTTCGGCAAACACTTAGCTACCTCACCGCGCGAAGAAATCGGCCCATGGCGGCACGTTTTTTCGGATAAGCATTCTTCCCTGACAGGCAGGTAGTATGATCACGGCCGCCGATGAGTCTGCCAATCTCCGGAAGCGAGCGTTTGGTGAGCCGGCAGGTCCAGTACATGACGGCTTGGCGCGCCAACACGGTTCTCTTATCCCTCCGATTTGCCAGTAACTCCGCCCGGTTCATGCCGAATACGCGGCAGATGCGGCGCTCGATGGATTGGTACGAGTGCCATTTGGCAGAGACATGCACCTTGGGCTTGCCGGCGACGATCCATTCCAGCTCGCGTATCTTCGCAGCCATGACATCAATCTCACGGCGCAGGGCGATGACGACTTGGCTCTCAGGCACAATAACGGGCTCTGGGGCCGGAGGTGGTGGTGGTTCACGGTGCCGACGCGCCGCAGCCCTCATGCGCTCCTGAGCCGCTTTGTATTGCGCGTGGAGCTGTGCCTGGGTGCGGGTTGGATTTGTCGTGTATTGAGCGTCGTTTGTCGTGCATTGCGGTTCGCTCATGGCTATTCCTCCTTCGGCATGGACTGGAGGCTGGCGCGCGCCAAAATCTCCGCTGCCTTCCTGGCTCGTTCTTTCTGGTGCGCCTGCCCCTCCGGGGTGGAGAGCCATTGCTGATGGCGCTTCCATTCCTCTGCCTCGTCCAATTGGCTTTGGATGGCCTTCTGTTTCATCTGGCGGGAGGCTTCGATTTCGACGTGCTTGCGGGCCGCGAAGGCGATTTCCTCGGCAGCGGGGAGTTTGCCCCGTGCGCGGCGTTCGACGCGGCCCTGAATGAAATCCGTTACGGCCTGCTCGATGGCCCACGCAGGGATGCCCTGAACGGCAAGGACATATGCTCGCACTTTCGCATCGATCAGCTCTTGCGCATGGCTGGCGCTCTTGTCTGACCAAGGCTCTGGATAAGCAGCGAAGAGCATGGCTAGCGGCTGGCGCGCCTCGTCTATCGATAGAGGCGAGAGCGGTAGCTTGCTCTGGGTCTGGGTGGCTGGGAGTGTCAATGGTGCCTCGCGTATAGGGCATCGACAAGGGCGTGACCGGTGGAGGGGGGGGCACCTGGGCGCGGGCGATCACGCGGCCATGAGGCGTTGAAACCTTGCCAGCACTTCTCAATCATAATTTCAGCGGCCTCGTTTGGGTCTCCCCACTCGGAAAACCGCTTGGCAAGAAGCTTCGCGGCAAAGGGGGTGAGCTTGGCCTTCTTTGTCACACGCCGATATTCCTCGACGGCACGGGCGTGTTCTTCATCGAGACCGCCAGCCATGAGATTTTCGAGGATTTTCTTCATTTCGCGCTCTCCTCGTTGAGAGCGGCGTCTAAGATCGCATTGAAGATCGCCCGGCTGTCTCCATTCTCGGAATACGCTTCCTCGCCAGCTATTCGGATGGGTTCAGGGCAATCGGTGCCGTCCTCGTTAAAGCGCATTGCCTCTATGGCGGCGCGGGCGTACCCACGATAGCGATCCTTGATGCTCTCACCCATTTCGGACCAGTCGCCAAGATCATCGTCAGTCCCGATAGGGAACAGTGCTTCTGCAACGCGCTCAATAATGCTCTGTGTCATGCCTTCACAATCTCCACATCCAGCCCGAGAAGCGATTTCATGAGTTTGCGCTTGATCTTGAATTCCTTCGTCTCGAAGCCCTTCACGTCGATCACCCGGAAGCGATTTTCGATGTTGTCCCAGAAGGCTGCATCGGCGCGATAGGTGGTGATGAGCATTCCGTCCGGGCCTATCAGCGCGAATGGCCTCTGAAACTCGATGGCGCTCACCTCTCCCGCTTTCTCGCGGAGCAGGAGCGTCTCGCAATACGCGGCTTCCGCCTTGCTGTCGTAGGTGCGGCCGTCCACCGTCACCTTGCGGGCGTTGAACTTGTTGCGCTTGGGCTTCTTGGCCATGGCGCGATATTCTTTGGCTGAGATGGGGCTCATGGCGCGGATCATTCTCCAACCCTCATAGATGGGCGCTCGATGCGCTTCGGCGCGTCCGCCTCGATGGGCGGCTCGTGAAACGTCATCTCGCCACCGTCGCCGTCCATGGTAATCTGCACGCCATTGCCGCTCTCTATGGCGCCCTGCAATTGCTCTGCGGCTTGTGCGCTGTAGGGGAGACGGTGATAACGAGGGGGCTCACCGTCCAAGAGGACATAGATCGCCTCGTCAACGTCGATCCTGGCGCCAAGCACCTCGTACTCGCCGGGCGGAAGGCCACCATCGGCGGGCTTGCCGAGCATCGAGGTCAGGGCAAGCCACACCGCAGCCAACGCTAACGGCAATGCGGCTACCGCGATGTAGCGGCTGGCCGTAGGACGGCGCGCCCAAATTGTGAGCCATGCGAAGGCGGCGAGGATGGTGGTCAAGGCTAGCCAGGCGGTGGTCATTCGTCCCAATCCTCTCTGCCAAACACGATAATGTCGTAGGCAATCCCGCCGACAGCGAGCGCGAGGATGGCAATAGACATGACGATGATGATGGTCATCTTCTGCTCCTCAGTGGACGAAAGACGTGATCGACGCTGCCGGGAATGACATCTCCGTCTCCGTCGAGCTTGAACCGCACGACGGTCTTTTCCTGCGCGGCGCGAAGCACCACCGTCTCTTGAAAAAGCAATGCCTGCCGTCTGCCAAATTCGCCCTTACGGACCTCGACGGCGACCGTCACCGGCGAATTGGGAAGGCGGAAACCATGCAGGTTGATGATGTATTCTCCAGCAGGCAGGCCGCGACTGTAGGCGTGCTCCATGTTGAGCGGCATGGGGTCCGACGACGTGCCGAGGTCATCTCGAAGGAGGTTCCACAGACTGCCGCCGCGATTGCTATAGCCAACGGGTTTTGCCTGCCCCGGCCCGATGAGCCACAGGTCAACATCGTCGCTACCTTCGGGCCAGACGATGGTCACAGACATGTTGCCCGGCGGGGTTGCCGTGTCTGCCTCTGTCGGCGGGTTGATGAGCAAGAGCATCGCCAGCAGAGCCAGGAACAAGAAGTCGGTGAAGATGACCGGAAGGGCGAAGGTGCGCCGCGTCAACGTACGTCCTCCACAAATCCGGCCGTCGCCGTATCCAGCATTTGCGCGTTGACGCTCGTCCAAAGAGACAGGAAGCCCCCGAGGATTGTAGTGCCAATCGCCGTGCGCAGTCCCTCAAGCACAACGGTTGTCTCGTCGCCTTCAAGGCCGCCGATAGCAATTGAAAACCCAACAACAGTGCCGAGGATACCAAGCACCTGTAGCCATCCGGCGATGGCGCCAATGTGAGCGTTCTTGTCGGCAGACTTCGCCGCCTTCCGGCGCTTGGCTGCATCGGCTCGGCGGTCGGCTTTATGGCGATTGATGGCCTCGCTCACCTTTGCGGCGCGGACGAAGGTCGAGACGAGACCGGTCACGAAAAGCGCGACAATAGCATACGAAAGGCGCGATACATCGGCAGCAAAGATCGGCGTAATAAAGCCATTGGCGTGCGCCCATATTGCTAGGACGCAACCGGCGACGGTGACGATGGCAAGCCGCATGAGGAGGAGATGCGAGAGCATCAGCTCGCCTCCACGCAAGTTACCGTCCAAGAACCCTCAATTGCTCCCCTTGCGAAATTCTCTTCGATTACGCTTGTTGCGTGTATCGCATCCGCAAGGCATGCTTCATGCGTCTCGTATGGAAGCTTCTGGTACAGGGGAAAGCCACCAGATAGTGTGATGATGACGATCAACATCCAAGTCATTAAATCATATCCCCCGACAGCGGCAGCTTCTCTTGCGACCAATACACGCCGGAGGCCATTATGCAGGCTCTGCCATCGGCGGTTACGGAGACGAGGGTCCACGTCCGGCCGTCCGGTGATGCGAAGACGTGCACAATGGTTGTCTCATTGACGAGCCCGATACTTGTCGGCTGCTCGTGATATTTCTCCGCCAGACTGTCGGACAGCTTATCGAACGGCATGCAGGCCTGGCGCTGCTGTGAATGAGCCGGCCAAGCCGCTACAAGCGCGCCGGCAACCGCCGTGGTGGCGATGATGGAAGTGGCTACGGTCTTGAGATTACGTATCATCATCGTTCTCCTTGAGTCAGATGGGGATATCCCGAGCGTCACAGAACCGTGCCGACCGCTACGCCAATCGAAAAGACGACTAGAACAGCGGCGATGGCGGCTATGACGCCGGTGAGATTGAGAGCGAGTTTTTCTGATGGGGTTGGGGTGTACATTAGTCGTCTTCCCCCGGGAGGCGTTCGAGGATGTGCAGGCGCTTCTTGGTCAACCCGCAGAACTTCCATCCGTCCTGATAGAAGCAATGACCCCAAGTGGGCCGGCCGGCACGGATTGTCGGCTCGACCCCAAGGGGATCGACGTATGTGTAAAGACGTTCACCGGGCCAGCGCTGCCACGCCAGGCGCCGGGCCTCGGCAAGCAATTCGCTCGCCACGTCGCCGCTCTCGCGCCTAAACACCACACAATTCACGCCGTCTTGGCCATCGCCGCTGATGAACTTGCGCCAAACGCAGATAGCGCCCGCATCGGCGGTCATCAGAACCGTCTTTTCGCCCGGTCCAACGAACAGTTTGGGCTTTCTGCCGTCCTTGTAGAAATAGCGGCTGTAATGGTTGTCGAAGATTGCGCGCACAGTGTCGTTACCGTCGCGGACCTCGACCCATCCTTCGCCTATCAAGAACGGCTGAATGTTCATCAGAACGATACGGGCTCCGAGGGCGCCTTCCACGTAATGGCCACCCAGCCACGGCGCGGATAATGGGTGACGCCGCTGGCGTCTAGGATGCGGTGGCTGTCGCCGTCCTCGTCGCGCTTCCACCAGAGGCGCACGGGACCATCGATGCGATACACATCGCCATCGCCATAGTGATATTCGCGGTATTCCTCGGTGGTGATTTCTGCCTCGTTCATCTCATCTCCTTCTCAGCCGCTCGATCAGAAGCAGCAACCTCTGCAACGCCCGCCGAAGCAGGCTTTTGAAGAACCGCATGTCGTGTTGCCTTTAGTTCAAGCCGCTCGGCTCGATCTGCGTCGGCGGCAGCTTCGTTTCTCGCGCACATCTCATCGTGCGCGAGCTGGAGCCGGCGATAGACCTCGCCAGCCACATCTCTCATCTCGGCAAAGCGGTATTGAAGACGGAATAGTTTGTTCTCCTTCACGCCAAGCCGCTCGGAAAGCCGGTAACGGGCTGCCCCGTCCGTGTCTTTCCGGCCCCTGAACTCAGCATCCAGAAGCCCTTCGTACCAACTCTTCGCTTCAATAAGCGCTGTCGTGCTCATCTCATCCTCGGAAACACTTTTTACAAACTTGGAAACGACTTTGCCTCGCTTCATCACTCACTCCATGGCTACAGTAATGACCATGGAAGAGAGCAATTGGAGACAGATGGAAACTTTCGAGCAGGCGGCGAGCAGATTGCTTGCAGGCTTGGATGCACGCCGCAAATCGGTTCCCGGCGCCGTAAGGCCGGGCAGAATTTCGGAATTGAATGCGCAGTGCCGCCGCTCTGCGCTGCCGGGGATGGCCATGCGCAGTTCCTCGTTGAGATGGCCATCCCCACTCAGCTGCCGCCGCAACGGATATGCCAATGACAATTTCAGTCATGACACACGTATTCCCCGTTGATCATCTTGCACACTGTTTTTGTAGACATGCGAAAGGCTCTCGCGAGTTGTTCAATCGAGAGGTCTCCGGAGGAATAGAGAGAGCGAACTCTATTCACATGCCATCTGGGATGGGATCGATGGCACCTTTTCTTCCTCCCGCTAGCCAAGAAATGACCAACGTTTTCCAGAGGGGTATTCCATTCAAGATTATCAACTCTTGGATTTTGCCTATCAAAGTCCTTGTGGTTGACTTGAGGCTTCCCTTCTGGATTTGGAATGAAAGTCTCAGCCACAAGTCTATGAACGAGGAAATTATTCTCTTGCCCATTCTTGTAAATCTTGACGGAAAGATATCTATCGCGCCGCGAGGTTTTGGCTTTTTTCAAGCAACCAGATACGTGACTCCAGATGCGGCCGTGCGTCGACACGCTATAAAGCCCTTCAAATCCGGATATGTCTTTCCACACTTCTCCGGGATTCGCCGGTATAGCGGGCCTATCGAACTGGCTTTGACGGACGATGCCGCTCATGCCGCCTGCTCCTCGCAGTGGAACGAACCGCTGGAGCACGCCGCGTGGTATCGGCAATACGGAGAGCCGGGGGCGCGCTCATGAGCGCAGAAACCGAAATCAGCCTCCCTGGGATCGCCGTAGGGCCACTTGCATTCGTTGGGCTCCAGATCGAGCAGGGAGACCATGCGGGGCGGTGGGGCATCGTCCGGTATGGGGAGATCGCGCCATGCGGGGCGGTTGGGTTTCCGGACACGAAAATCAAGCGCCGTGGTCCCGTAATCGCGACGACCCTCTATATCCTGAAGATTTGCCAACCTTGCGCCGGGCTTGCCGACGCGCGGACGATATCCGCCAACATCCCCGCGCGGGATGATGTGGCCATTTGCCTTGGCAACGGTGTGGACATAGCTGTGGTTGGTGCGAACGTGTTTTGCTATCTCCGATGCCGTAGCCTTGGGATTGGCTTCGATGAAGGAAATGATGGCTTCGGCCTGCGCGCCCTTGCGTTTCTTGGTGGTGATGGTGCCAGGGCCGCTAGGGAGGGCGAATCCGACAAGCTTGTTGGCGTGGCGGTGGTACATGCCGATTATGCTGTTCCGGGATGCTCCGGGAATCTCCTGGGCAATCTTGCGCGCGCTCATGCCGTGTTCGTGCACCGCCTTGATCGCGTCGATCTTTCCGGGCGTGTCGAGGTCCTTCCAATGAAGGAAGACGTGGATGTTCATCCTCTACACCTCCTTTTCCGGTGTGCGGATGGGGGGGTGCGGCTTGCCCAGCTTGACGCGGAAATACGGATCGCCCTTTCGCGGGGTGTGCATTGTCAATCCGCGCTCCATGAGGAAGCGGCAGAGCTTGGCAAATTGGAAATCGTAGTGGGGTTGCCGTGTCATGCTCGCCACCAATTGTCATGGGTGACGGTCCAGGGTGAGTAGAGATAATGGTGGACCGGCGCGGGTGCGGGGTCCGCGAGGGGCAAACCCGCGCCGGTCTCATTCGCGACGACAGGACTGGCAACGCCGCGAATTGAAGAAAGGGCGTCAGGAGGCGTGGAGGGGTTCGCCTCCTGACGCAGGGTCGCCTCGGCTTGGGAGGAGTAGACGAGGCGATGGGGATTGGTGGGGAATGGGAGGATGGTCATGAGACGTCTCCCTCGTGGGGAGCGGTGGGAAATTGGATGACAACGCCGATGCAGGGAACGGGGAGGATGTAGAGCTTGCGCTTACCGCCATCCCAGAACGCGCCAATCCAAAGGTCGTACCAAGCGAAAATGGGTCTAATGGTCATGAGGACTGCTCCTCGACTGGAGACTTGGGGAGGGGTTGCCAGTGGGTGTACGGGGCTTCCGGATACTGATGCATGGCACGGGGCCAATGCTCGCTAAAGAGGTCTATATGCACGTGCGGGTCGGTCGCGTTCTTATTGTTCGCGCGCTTCTTGCCGGGGCTGTAGAACAGGCATTCCGTCCCATCCTTCGGCGCGGTTTCTATGCTGCGCCAGCCGTTTGCGTCGGGGATGCTCATGCATTCGCTCCTTCTTTAGGAGCGGGGCCGTTAACGGTTTCGAAACCAAGAGCCCGGAAGGCAACGGACGTGTAGGAGATGCCTCTTGCTACAACCGATATATCTGCGTGAAACTCTCCGTGAAGGGCACAAGAATAAGAACCCAAGGGGGCCTCATCTCCATGCGCGCCATCGAAATGCTTTCCGAGCCGGTCAATGTGCCGGATACCTATGTCTCCGGTCTCTCGCACGTCGAAGACATGGGGGACGGGATGTACAGGCTGACATTCTACGCCACGCGGGAATCCATCTACGGCGGCATGGAACACACCATCGAGGTCAGGCTTGTCGCCACCCTCCCGGCCATACTGGCGGGGATGAAGACCTGCATGACGGCGGTGGGCTACCGATGCTGTGGGGCGGAGGACCTGCGGGCGCTGTCTCATTAGGCTGCGGCCTCCCTTTTCGATGCCGCCAGCGCCGCCAAGTCATCAACGCTAATCAGGTGCCCATGGCGACGGGCGGCGGACACGATGTCGTTCCACCACTCGGCCGGGATGCTGTTGCGTTGCTTCCATTTGCGGGCGGCGGGGAGGCTCGCGCCTATCTCTTGCGCCATCGCATCCGGGGAGGGCCAAAGGCCGATTACATCTTGGAATGACGTGTACATGCATCCCTTATAGGACCAATTGTCCTTGGATGCAAGCGCATATCGTCCTTGGACACGATTTTTCGAATTGGGCAAACTGTCCTTAGCTGAATTTTCGAAGAACGAACCCGCTATGGCTCCGAGATCCAAACAGCCCTCGAGGGCGCCGCAAGCTGCCTATGATGTGAGGTTCATAGAGCGCACCAAGCTGGCGCGCGTGCGGTCCGGCCTTACTCAGGCCGAAATCGCCAAACTTCTCGACATGGAGCAGGATCGCTATAAGCAATACGAAACCCGCAGCAAATTACCCCATCAGTTTGTCGAGCGCTTTTGCCTGGCGTGCCGCATCTCAATCGGCTGGCTCGTGACGGGCAAAGAACGTCTTCCGGCCCTCAGTGATATAGATAACCTCTCTCAGAGCCCTATACCGAAAGAATAACCTTTTGTAATTGTGCCTTTTAAATTTATGTGACACCCATGTCACTTTCCCAAGGTGACACCCATGTCACTTTCAGAGCCACGGATAGAGCAGTTCATATCGATTGACGGCCTTCTGTCGGCCGCGCTGTCCGTCACGGCGAACGAATAGAAGCTCCTCTCCCTCTAGGGTGGCTACGGCCCTAATCACTGTTCGAGAAGAAACGCCCGTTTTCAGGGCAATCGTGCTCACCTGATACCAGGTGTCCCGCGTGTTCTCGTTGATCCGCCGCGCAATCCAGCACCCGATAAGGCGTATCGTCGGGTGCAGGTCGTCCCGCTCCAGCACGTAATCCACCCACTCATTTCTGTTCCGGTGAAAACCGGCTTCGCCGCTGTCCTTATTCATGCGGCAACACTTAGGACATTTCGTCCTTGACAGCAAGGACAAACGGTCCTACATTCACTCCCATACCCACCCACCCCACCCGGAAACGGGGAAGCACACGGTGAGAGACGGAAGGAACCCGAGATGAACGCACTGGCCCGCACCTTTTCCGACCTAGCCGAGGCATTGGCCTCGCAGAAGCAACGCTTCTTTGTCGTGAAGCAGCGTTTCGGCAATAGCGCCCTGTCCGGCAAGCCGACGCATACCGCCGATGTCTTCGACCGGGAGACCGGCAAGACGTGGCGATGCCACGGCCACCAGTTGCAGTTCGTGCTTTCGGGCGAGGAAGAGCCCGACGAGGACTGGCTGACGCTGATCGATGAGCCGGAGGACGTTCCCGACGGGTTCGACCGGGAGGCTTCCAGAGCCGATTTCCAGAACGACGAGCGCCTTGAGGGAGTTCGGTGATGAGCAGCGAGAAGTATACGCCGGGAGAATGGGAAGCCAAGGGCAGGTACGTCTTTTCGGGCAATAACTGCATCGGCATTTGCGACACGGACAACGACACCGAAACGCGGATGAAAGCAAATGCCCGCCTCATGGCTGCGGCTCCCGACATGCTGGATGCGCTGAAGGAAGCCGAAGATCATCTTTTGTGGGCAAAGGCCACACTCGATGATGCCGGTCGCCGGTCAGTCGGGGAAGCGATGGACAGGTGCGTTACTGAAATCCGCGCCGCCATCGCCAAGGCAGAAGGCCGAGGGGAAGAATCATGAGCGACTCCAAACGCTGGGACCGCATCATCGCGTCCGACTACCGGCATTCCGCCATGGAATACCGTGAGTTTGAAGACGAGGTAATCGCGCGGATGACGCCGGAAGAGGCATTCGCAGAGTTCTGCGAGTGGCACGGCCTAATCGGATGGGCTCGCACGCTGATGGCGGTCCACGATTCCGCGAGGGCACATTTGCCGATTGCCCCCCCCTCCAGTGAAGGAGTTCGGTGATGAGCGGATGCATGACGTGCTCTCTTGCCCGCTGGCGCACCACGAAGACGGGGAGGCTTCATCCGTCTGGTGATGGTCGGTGCACGTGGGAGATGCCCGAAACCCCACTCCCATCCGCTTGGTATTTTGTCGGCGGAATGAGCCGGCCATGTGGTGGGTATATCGACCGCCACCAGCCGTATCAGGATTGCCCGCAATATGTCGCCTCCCCCTCCAGTGAAGGATGAGATGATGAGCCGCAACCCCCTAGAGGTCGATGAAGCCGCGAACATCGCCGTGAGCAAGATGCTGCGCCAGATGTATCACATTCCGACGCTCCGCATTCTGGAACTGATAGACGCCGGCTTAAGCCTTGAAGAGGCAGAACGGGCATGCGCTCCCGAGCCCACACCCATCCCCGGTGCCATCCTTACACCCGAGGCAGAGCGCGCCGGCATAAATCTACAGCGCAAGCGTATCCGCGAAATGCTCGGAGAGAAATCATGAGCGAAGCACAGCAAGCCATGAACGGCAAGCACATCAGGTGTGCCAGATGCGATGGGGCCGGATATCTCACGGTTTGGTCGTTTGGCGTCAAGGAGCCGGATGAGTGCCCTGATTGCGGCGGTTCCGGCAAGAGCTGGCGATACGATAGCGGCGCTATCGCCCGCTACTACAGCGGCCCTCTGATTGGGAGGGATGCGTCATGATCCCGACCGACACGCTGGAGCGCCCAGAGGCGCCCACGAAACGCCCGCCAGGTTTAGACGAGTACGAGGCACGCTGCGCAATCCGCAACCTGATTGAACTGTACGGGGCAGAGAGGGCGGCGTGGATGCTGTCTTGGATGTTGGAAGACGAGCGAGAGAGGGCGAAGCGATGACCAAGAATATTGACCCCAGGTTGATCGAAATCCTCACCGAATATGGGGAGAGCCCGAATGACGCGTTGTGGGATTGCCACGGCACATGGGTAGCATATCACAAGGCAATCGAGCGTATCGCAGCTAAGGCCGGCGTCGTCTTCGACATGCCGCAGATCATCGAGGCGAACAGCGCCGGCAAGACAGTTGCTATCGCCGTCTCTGGAAAGATGGGCGACCGCCAAGAGTGGTCATTCGGGGAAGCGGCTCCGAGCAACAACAAGAATGCGTACCCCTACGCAATGGCGGAGAAGAGGGCCAAGGACCGCGTTGTTCTGAAGCTCGTCGGTCTGCACGGCCTCGTCTATTCCGAGGAAGAGAGTGACGACTTCAAGCCCGGAGGCGCTCCCCAAGAGCCCCCCCACAAGTCATCCGCCGCTCTTAAGCGCGAAGGTGCATGGCCTGCCGTCATGGAGCAATTCCACGCCGATATCCAGGACGTGAAAACCCTCATGGCCCTTGAGGCGATGAAAGCATCCTACCGCGCACAGGCGAAGAAGGACGGGTGGACGACGGCGTGGCTGTCTTCTTTGGCCAATGAATTCGATACCTTCGAAGAAAAGCTAATCGAACAAATGGAAAAAGAGGACGCATAGCTATGGCATTCGATGCCAAAAAGCTCGACTCTCTGCGAGAGAGACTGCGGAGAAAATCCAAGGTCTTGTCGTCCGGGTGCATCGAATGGACCGGATATCGTGGGCCTACGGGCTACGGCGCTGTCGGTTTTGGCGGAAAGGTTCTGCGCGCCCATAGGGCCGCGTTCATTCTTGCGAATGGCAGTATCCCTGCGGGGATAAGCGTCTGCCACACGTGTGACAACCGATCTTGCATCAATCCAGACCATCTATTCCTTGGCACCCACTCCGAGAACATGGCGGATATGGCCCGAAAGGGCAGGGCGAATTGCGTAGATGCGGTCGCCGCGTCTGTGAAGGCCGGAAGACGGCGCGGATCGTCACACCATGCTACGCGCGTCAATCGCGAAACGGTCATGGCTATGCGGGCAGATCGGCACGCCGGGATGACCTATTCGGAAATTGTGAGGAAGTACGGGGTTCCTCTGGGAACCGTTACGGACATTTGCCTTGGAACAACTTGGTCACACGTTCCGGGCGCGGTGGAAAAGAAGTGGACCAGAAGGAAAGCACTATGAGCTACGAACGGAAAGATATGACGTTTTCGCTGTTCCCCAACAAAGACAGGAAAACAGACAAACACCCCGACATGTCGGGAACCGCCCTAGTCGATGGCGTCCAGTATTTTGCTGACGCATGGACGAACGTGGACCGAAACGGAAACAAATATATCTCCGGGAAGCTCAAGCCCAAAGAACAGCGCGCCGCTGAAATCCGCCGCTCCTACGGCGAGCAGCAGAGCGGATACGACCCCGACCCCGACGACGCAGACGATCTGCCATTCTGACGGAGGCTAGAGAGACATGCGCTTCACCATTCGAGACGAGACGGTTCACGCGGCGTTCGACATGCTGGAAAGCCATGCGCAGCCAGCAGCCGCTGCAAGGGCCATGCGTGAGCGCCGGGAAGACGAGCGCCGGGCCGCGAAGGCCCGCGCCTTCCTAGAAGCCGCCGGCAGCGTTGCCGAGCGGGAATCCAAGGCGGTCCTGTCGGAAGAATACCAACTTGCCTGCGAGCGCTTCTATGCCGCCGTCGAGACCGACGAGGAATATCGCAATCAGCGGTCAAAATGCGAGGCCGTGATAGAGGCATGGCGCACGGTGCAGAGCAACTACCGCGCTATGGGCAAGGTGGCAGCATGACAAAGTTCTTGCATATTAAGCAACATCTGCGTCGCTCTCCCCGCGACCCCTACGCCGATATCCGCGAAGCAAAGACACGTCAGCTACGCGAAGAGGTTGATGCCCATCTCACGCGGGTATGCGTCTTTGCGCTGGAGGAGGTGTTTAGCGAGGGTGAACTGACCGTGCTGCGGGAGACGTGGTGATGCTACCCATGATGCCCCCTCCAATGCCAGAGCCGCCCCGGTGTATGTTCGACAGCGATGCCGAATATGAGAAGGCCATGAAGCGGTACAGGGCCGAGAGGCGCGCGCGCGACGAAAGGATGAAGAACCAGGATGCGATGCTTATCCTGATGGCCATCATCTATATCGGGTCCGCAATCGGTATGTTTTCCCTCACCCTCCACATGCTTTTGGGCATCAAGGGCATTCTGTACGGCCTTAGCGTCGTGGGTCTCTTGTGGGTTGCCTATGTGCAGATACGGAAGCGGCTCTGATGGCACGCAGGGAGTTCACCAAGGCAACACGCCGTGCCGCCCTAGAGCGCTCACAGGGCCGCTGTGAGGCGATTGGCGCGTGGTATGGCCTAGAACCCGGGAAGCGCTGCAACGCGCCCCTGTCGGCCGGCGTGGAGTTCGACCATATAGACCTCGACGCCAACTCGAAGGACAACAGCCTGTCGAATTGCGCGGCGACATGCATTCCCTGCCACAGGCACAAATCCGCCAAGCATGACACGCCGAAAGCCGCGAAGACGCTTCGGCAGCAGGACAAGGCGCGTGGCGTTTCCAAGCCTGCTGGCAATCTCAAGAGCCGACCATCTTTCCCCAAGCCATCGAAACCAGAGCGACAGGGCAAACAGCCGTTGCCGCCACGCAAACTATTTGAGGCCATATCATGACCACCGATAAACCAATGGACGTTGAGGCGCTGTGCAAGCGTCTAGAGGCAACTGGCGGCTACGGCCAAAGCGGCCCTCTGAAGCGCGAAGCTGCCATTGCCCTGCGCTCGTTATCCGCCGACCTTGAGAAAGCCCGCGAATTTGGGGGATGGATGAAGAAGCGCGAGCGGGACATCACTGCTGGAACGACAGAAACGATTGAGGCTCTTTTCGCAGAGCGCGATGTGCTGAAGGCCCGCTCTGACCAATTGCAAACCCTCATCCTCAAAGCCGACGATGAACGCGGTCTTGGCCCGGTTCTCATGGAGGCGGTTGATAAGATCGCAGCCGCCGAAGCCGAATGCGTCCGCCTCACCGCCAGACTAGAGGCTGCGGAGAGGGTTGTCGCACCATTGGCAGAAGCGGCAGACAGTTATGATCCACCCGAAGATGGTGACGACGATTGGGTGGCGTGGGCGCACGACTTCACGCAGGGCCATCTTCGCGCCGCACGCGAATGGATGAAGGAGGCAAAGCGCCATGACGATTGACACAGACGCGCTCGCGCAAGAAATCAGACGCGTTGACGGCAGCAATTCGCTTGGTGCCGGTGCTCTGGCAGAAGCATTGATGCCCTTCCTCTCCGCAGCCCTCGCCCATGCCCCGAAGGGTGATGTGGTGGGGGTGAGGGCGTTGGAGTGGATATTCCATCAAGGCGCTCAGGGTATTTCCTACGATGCATGGATAGCTAAAAGCCCTTTCGGTGAAGTTGCTGTAGTCCGTTACGGTGACGCTTCTTACGGGTGGTCATGGCCGTTCAATAAAGGCAACAAGCCGACAGAAGAAGCAGCCAAAGCCGACGCCAAAGCCGATTTCGAGGCGCGCATCCTTTCCGCCCTCGTTCAGAGCGAGGGTCATTCCTCCCCAGCCCCGGCGCAGGAAGCGGGGGCGGTCTGCATGGACTGTGGGCTCCCCTACGGTGACGCCAAGTTCCCGGACCTTGTTGTCCCGCATGACATATGGCGGCAGATCGCGCCGGATGATGGCCTGCTCTGCCCCAACTGCCTATGCGGTCGCGCGGCAAAACTAGGCATTGAATGCACGGCAACGTTTCGCTCTGGGCCGTTTGCCGCGTGGCGCGACAAGCCGGCGCAGGAAGCGGGGGCGGATCCGGAGTGGGGTGATCTAGTCCAGCGTCTCGAAACCATCGTTGCCGATCTCGGCGGCGAGCGGGAAATCCCGCGCCAGCATGACGACTATCCCATTGAATGGACCTTGGGAGACTGCCGGAAACTTCTCGCCCTCATCCGCTCTGCCGCTCCCCTTATGGTGCCGGAGGGTAATGCGGTGGCGTGGCGCGATGAATCCATGGCGCTACACTGGATCGACCGCTATGCGTCCGGGATCGATGCCGAGCCCCAAATGGACCGCATTCTCTCGTGTGTCACCCCCTCCACAGAACCGGAGGGCGACCATGGCTGACCTGCGCGACCTCATATCTCGTATCGCAGCGCGGGATACGATATCAGATATTGTGCACGCACAGCGTCATACGAGCCGCATCTACGGCTCGGACGACATAGCAGACAACATACTCGAAGCCCTAGCAGCCGCAGGCTACCGCCTTGTTGCTCCCGGCGATCCTGATCCAGTGAAGATTGCGGGGACGGCCCTTCGCAGGATTGCAATGGACCATCTGAGCGCCGCCGAACAGTCCGATGTGGCTCACAAGGCGCTCTGCGAGATGGGCCGCGCCCTGAAGCAGGAAGGGGGCGGGGAATGAGGCTGACGGAAGCGCAGAGGCTTGCGTGGGGCGCGGCAGAAAACGCCGCTAGGAAGGATGACATAGCGGCGGTCAAGGGAGGGTTGATTCCACTTGAGGAGGCTCAGAAGAGAGCCCGGTACCGGTCCCGCAAGTCCGGCATGACGCCATCGCAGGCGCACCGGGCATTGATTGACGCCCAAATTGCCGGGCGCCGCTCCCTCTCTGAACAAGGGGAGGAGAGATAGGTGACGAGACGCGCAGCTCGCATCACCCAAGACGAGGTATGCCGCATGGTCAAGGCCGTGCGGAGTTGCGGGCTTATCGTCGGTCAAGTCATTTTCAACGGCGATGAGCTGCGGGTTGTGATTAGCGGGGATATCGGGGATGGCCCAGCCCCGCGTATTGACGAGATCGCGAACGATGACGGGCTAATTCGGGAGCCGCAACCGTGAACGCCCCGATGAAGCTCAGGCTCCAGCACGTCACCGCCTATCCCAATAGGGATGGCTCTTTCCGTTACTATTTCCGGCGCCGGGGCCAGCCCATGGCGCGCCTGCCCGACGATCCTCTTTCGCCCGAGTTCATGGAGGCGTATCAGCGCAACCTCGATTGGGTTGCTCCAGCCGTCCATGCCGCCGAGGGTACATTCGCATGGCTCTGCGACCAGTACATGGACAGCGCCGAATTCAAGGGGAAGGCAAAGACCACCAGGGAGGCGCGCCGCCGCGTCATACTGTCGATGACGAAGGAGCGGATAAACCCTCGTTATCCTGAGACGTTTGCCATTGAACGCGCCCACAAGATCGGGCCCCGTCATATCTCTGCCTTGCGCGACCGGAAAGCCGAGAGCCCGAATGCAGCCAACGAGCGGCTGAAAATCCTGTCTCAAGTTTTCAAGCTGGCCATCGCCAGGGGGTGGCGTGCGGACAACCCTGTAAAGGTCGTGGAGCGTCTCTCTGTTCCCCGTGGTGGCCACGATACAGCAACGGACGACGACATCACCGCATACCTCGCAAGGCACACCAGCGGGCCGGCATGGCTCGCCATGACGATCCTGAGGCACACAGGGGTTCGTGTATCGGATCTCCGCATTCTCGGCCGTCAGCATATTCGCCAAGGTCACCTCGTATTCGAGACGGTTAAGACCGGCGTTCGGTGCGAACTGTCGATCCATCCCGAGCTTATGGCGGCGCTGCCGCGCGATCAGATGACGTTCCTGACTAACGAGTGGGGCAGACCGTTCGCCAGCGACAAGGCTCTTTCGCAGCGTGTAGCGAAGTGGTTTCGGCAGGCGGGCGTGGAGAAGATGACGGCGCACAGTGTTAGAAAATGGCGTGCGACGAAGATAGCCGAGAATGGCGCATCAGAAATGCAGCTTATGGCGCTATTCGGCTGGAGAGACGCGAAAGAGGCGCGGCCTTATGTGCAGGCGGCGAATCGGCGCAAGATGGCCGATGAGGCGTCAGAGAAATTTGGTAATGTGTAG